AGTTGTTGGTTATCATGGCAATAAGCCGTTCTCTGGGGGAATCAATGATACGGCAGCCCACAATGCCCGCTGCGTTGCATCCGAATCCCATACACATGGTATTAGAAAACTTGTAAACTAAATTATAGCTGTTTTAGTTTGATATTGACATTATCATCATCAATTATGATACGGTCTATAATCATAGTTAGGCAGGCCCTTTTTTCATCCAAGCTTCCTGAATCAGAAAGCGACATCAAGGTATCCCGCGCGGTTATCATTTCAGCAAGAGTTGTTACTGGCACATTTTTGGGTTTTGATATAATCAGTAGTGCCTCCTTCTCTTTATTAAGCGCATTCATTTTTTCCTGTATGGTCTCAAGCGAGATGCCGCTGACTTGATACAGGTCTATCAGTTTTCCAATCTGCTTATCTATCTCGGCCAGACGGAACGAATAATCCGTGGACGGAATCTGGACTGGATGACTATTATGTAGTTTTGAAAAATCTAAACGCGTTATGTAATCCAATACCAGTCTATCCAATTCTTCTATCTTCCATTTTTTATTTTTGCAGTTGGGGTCAACAATATATTTTTTATCTCCCTTAGTACGACTGTAGCAGGAATAATTACCATGCTCCCCATGAAATCGTGCTCCACACTTACCACAATACACGATGCTGGAAAGAAGGGTGCTTGCCTTGAACGGAGACCGCTTGAAGGTATTAGAGGACCTCTTGGAGCTGTTAAACAGGTCCTGTACCTGCCGGAATAGGTCTTCGGATATGATTGGCTGATGATTACCTTGATAGGCCACACCTTTAAATTTCACTTTTCCAATATACAGTTCGTTTCTAAGAACATTCCGAACCAATACCTCACTGCTCCACCCTCCATATTTTTGTTGCATATACTGCCAACAATTATGTATTGAATACCCCTTTAAAAACCGATTATACAAATCTTTGACCTGCAAAGCCTCATAATCATTTATTATAAGTTCTCCGTCAATATAATCATATCCGGTCGGCGCATTACCGCCTCCATGAAAATACCCATTCTTGGCCCTGCCGATGCGCCCCATGGTAAAGCGCTCTGTAATCTGGTCTTTCTCCAGTTGGGCAAAGACAGACAGTATTCCAATCATGGCCCGGCCAAAGGGAGTGGAGGTGTCAAAATTCTCGTTAACGGAAACAAAGTCCACATTCTTGGCCAAGAAACAATCCTCAATCAGCATGAGGGTATCTTTCTGGCTCCTGGACAAGCGGTCAAGCTTGTAGACAATAACAGAGTCTATCAATCCTTTGCCGATGTCCTGGAGCATCTGTTGTAGAGCAGGCCTATTAACGTTTCCGCCGGAATAACCGCCGTCGGTATATATCTTGACTATCTGAATATCTTTTGCTTTACAGTATGCTTTCAATCGGTCAGTCTGTTCTTCAATGCTGTAGTTTTCTAACTGATTGTCCGTGGATACGCGGACATAACATGCGCCTTTAATCATATTCATCTCTCCTCATATTTAACTATACTCTTCGGTTGATGTAAAATTACACCTATGGTTGCCCGGTGCCCGGAAAGATGATATACTATGTCTTGTACTCAACATTTCTTATCTGGGGAACCGTGACACCCTTGGTAAGGCTGGGCCCCTGTGTTTGCTGCACAGGGGCTCTTGCGTTATTTAAATAAATCAAAAAGACTAAATGAAGTCTTTTTATATACTTTATTATATGCGGCCTTTTTAGGATTCTTTATCCACCCCATCCCCCTTTTTCCATAGCCGGGGATTAATGCTTTTTTTACCGTTCTTTTTGCTCGTCCGGTGGTCCTGGCCTTGAGCGATTTCATGGGGCTAATTTTGCGCATTCCAAATTTCATGGTAGTACCTCCTTATGAAATAGAATTTTTCATAGTCTAATGCTTGAATAAGAACATGTGTTCTGGTATAATGAATAAGGACATAAGTTTGTGTATATCATTCACTGCTACTGCGGATACTGTCCGTATGGAGGTATACACAAAATGGTTCCTAAATTTAGAATTGAGTATCACCTGTACCAGTTCCGGGCCAAAGCGGGTCTTACAGACCGTGGTCTTGCGGAACTATCTGGGGTGAGTAAAACCCAAATTAATCAAATTGAAGATGGCAAGGCCAATCCCACGATACACACCATATGCCTCCTTTCCCTTGCATTGGGTGTTACACCAGCCGACCTGTTTTCAATCCGCATAACCCCCTAAACGGGGGTACATAATAGACACTTGTCAATATTTGTCCGTTATACCGGACAAATGTGGAAACAGCAGATAAAAAAGAAAATTACTGCGTACTTATTGTATAAGATAGTCAATAATATGACTATGGGAAAGGATGGTACATACATATGAGTAATCAAGAATACTGGAATGCTATTGCTGAAAAGGCTAAGGAAATTGATAACAATGCCTTACTTAGAAGAATTTACCTTTTTATCCTTGCCCTACAAGGAGGCACCCGTTGAGGTGCCTTTGTCATTTTATTCCTAGCCATGCTTTCATGAAATTTTCTAAAATTTTCAATTTCTCTGGGTCCGTTTCTGCTAATAAGTTTATGCCATTTCTTATAAATTCATTTTCAGTTGTGCTCAGTTTTCCTAAATTCAAAGAAAAGCGGTCATCATCTGAAACTTTGGTAAACATATTATCGTCTCCGCCCTCGCCTGTACGAAGCCAAATTTCATTTATACCAAATTCACGGCAGATGGACACTACTATTGCATTAGTTGGTTCTCTGCGTCCTGTTTCATAACTTGCAATGCTATTTCTTGCGAGACCTAATTTTTTAGAAAAATCATCCTGTGTCATATCAAGTTGTCTGCGCAATTTTTTTATTCTATCTTTTATTTCTTCCAAAATTTTCACCTCTTTTCGTTGATTTAATCATATCAAAAAAAAGTCTCGTTGTCAACAAAAAAGTTCTTGACAAAAGTCTGTAAGAGACATATAATTGTCTCGTAGTACAAAATAAGAAAAACGAGGTGAAAGAAGATGATACCTAATATGACAGATTTTTCAGATTGCTCATCACATATTGAGATAAGAGCAAATGGTTGCCATGCAACAATTACTATCAATGGACATGAGTTAAAAGGGGTTAGAGCATATGAATTAACTCATACAGCAGATGGATTGCCTGTGTTGAAACTGGATTTAAATGCTTTGGATATTACATTTGACGCAAATTATATTCGCTATCTGAGTATAAATGGACAGGAACTGGATATTCGGTATAAACATAAAGAGAGTGCCAATTCAGACAGCACTCCCAACTGTAATTAACGATTTTCTGGAAACTTTGCCAAGAGAGGACACGGAGACTGGTCGCATTCGTTAAAACCTGCGTATTTGCATTCACAAAGAATTCTCACATTACCATCATAACGTACAAGTACGCTATATTCTTTGTTTTGCTTTGGGCAAAAGCCAGAAGAAATGATTTCTTCAATCATAGTTTTTGGTAACTCCTTTCTAAAGTATTCCAGATGGCAGTCTGGTAATTACAGTATAGGATAAGGGAGAAGAAAAAACAAGAAAGCGAGGTGAGAAACTATGCAGGACATCAACTCTATCCAATTAACGGATGACACATTAAAAAATATCCTTATTATGGCTCCCATGCTGGATGAAGCTGGTCAAAATAAGGTGTTTGGCCTGATGTGTGGCTTAATTCCTAGTGTGACCAAGAGTGGTACTGACATTAAGGATAGAAAGACGAGTTAATTTCGGAATATTGGCAAGTGAATAGGAGGATGTGAGAGGGATGTGTATTTTTGTGAGAGGTTATCCAATAGTAACACCAGCCAGAAATAGTACCAAGCGTGCCAATAAGTGATAGAGCAAAAGTTAAATTTTCTTTTGTTAATTCCATAATAATATTTTCTTCACTGGAAAAAGACAAGGCGGACAACACAAGAAGTACAACCGTAACAGCATACAATCAACCAGAGAGGGGTGGTGATATGGCAAACGTAATCATAACAACCTATGACGGGAAAGTCTATACGAACCCGGAGGACATTAAGGTAGAAAGAAACGAGAATACGGAAATGTTCTACAGGTTCTTGGAACAGTTCCGTGATGAAAGAATTCAAAAGCAGGAGGACACCGCCTAAAGGCGGCCCTGATGGACAAGCATGGAAAGGAGGGACAAGCCAATGAAAGCTAAGACATTTGCGGAGCACCGTATCCATCAGTATCTGGAAACGGTTTATCCAGGCCTGGATGGCCACATGGAAACAGTTAACGCACATGAGGCCATAGTGACGGACATTAATGGTGACAAAATCCGTGTAGTGTACGACAGAGGGACGGTGTATGAAATTGAGATGTGATGACGAAAAGGACGAGCATCCCCTAATGACGGCAGCGAGATGGATTATCATAGCAACTTTTTGGATGTTCGGAATGGTGGTTGTAGCAACAGTGGTCATGGCGCTGGCCATGGGCGTGAGACTTTAATGGGAGGTGAAGCGAGATGACAAGAGAACGAAAGATCCGGATTATGATGGAGCTGTTGGACGAGCAGGCAGTGAGTATCCCTGCATACCTGGAAGAGGATTACCAGAGAGCGATTGACGCGGCGTTCCAAAAGATAGAGAAGCTGGAAAAAAGAGAGGGCATAAGTCTGGACAAAAATATGGACCCCAGCGGCGGCAACCGCGGAGAAGTCCAATAACAAAATAAACTAAACACCCTTAGTATAAGGGATTTTAAAGGAGATTGCAAGATGAAAGTGATTAAACTGGTTTCGGCCAGCTTTGAAAATTTTAAAAAATTAAATTGGACTGTAGAGTTCGGTGAGAAAAAAACACAGATTTTTGCTATGAATCGGACAGGAAAGTCTAGCATGGCGGATGGAATATTCTGGATTTTGTTTGGAAAGTCTAGCACAGGGAAGAGCGAGGGAAAAGAATTTCGTCCCAGGCCTTATGATTCCCGGGGCGTTGATGTCGACCATGTGGATGTGGTGGCGGAGTTGGTGCTTCTGGTAGACGGCGTTGAAGTCGTTCTTAGAAAGACTCAGCGGCAGAACTGGGTACGGAAGCGCGGAACAACAACAGAAGTCCACGAGGGAGATAAGAACATTTATGCATGGAACAATGTGGAAATATCCGAAACAGAGTTCAAACGCCGGATTGCCGATATTGTATCAGAAAAGAACTTCATGTTGATTACGGACCCGACCGCATTTTTCCGGTTATCGAAGCAGGAGAAATTGGACTTGATTCTTTCCCTGATTGCCAATGTGACCGAGGAACAGATTCTGATGGAAGTTGGCGGCTTCGATGAGCTTTTGAAATTTATCCAGGATGGAAAGACTCTGGAAGAAGTAAAGGCCACTTCCAAGCGCTCCATTTCGGATATGACCAAAGAGCGTGACCAGATTTCGGCATTTATCAACGAGAGAAGCAAGGATATCGTTGATATTGATGTTTCTGATATGGAACTACAGCGGAATGTAATCAACGAGAAGATTGCCGAGATTGACCAGAAAATCGAGGATTCTACGGCGGCAATTACTGATTATGATGAAAAATCTAAAAACATCATTGATTTAAAGATGAAGCAGTCGGAGATTGTTCGGGTATCTAATGAAGGTCTGGTTAAGCAGAAACGAGAAATTCAAAAGCGAATTGATAAGGCTGATGATGATTTTCGGGGGGCCATGCAGAAGCAGACGACGGCAGAGATGGAAATTGAACGCCTAAGTCGTATTGTTGAGAGCAACAAAATCCTTCGGGCAAAGCTTTCACAACAGGTCGAGATTGAAGAGGCAAAGTCATTCCCAGAATATGTGGAACCGGAACCATTATCTTCCGATGCACTGATTTGCCCAACCTGCGGGCAGGCTTTACCAGAAGAATTGAAACGAAAGAAAATTGAATCCTTTGAAGTGGATAAAAAGCAACTCTGGGAGAAGTACGAGGCTGATAAGGCAAAATTTGAAGCGGACCAGAATGCTTCGCTGGACAAAATATGCCAAGAGGGCAGGGCCTGCGTTGAGAAAATCAACAATGCAAAAGAGGATTTAAAGACTGCTGAAAAATCCTTGGATTCAGCGAAAGCAGACAAGATGACTGCAAATGCGGATAAGACAAAGGCAATGGAAGAACTAGAGGCACTTCCAGAACAGGTGGATTTATCAGATAACCAGGAATATGAAGCCCTGTGTATGGAAATCCAGGCAAAAGAGGAAGCCCTGCGGAACATGAATACCGGCGCTGATTACCGTACACAGTTGAGAGACGAAAAAGCTGAATGGGAGACACAGCTTGCCGAGGTAAACCAGAAGTTTGCCGCTGTGAACAAGTCCGATGAAGCCAAAGACCGTGTGGCAGAACTGGAAAAGCAGTTTAAGGATAAAGTTCAGCTGATTGCCGACCAGGAGCGGATTTTGATGATGTGCGAAGAGTTTCAAACAGCCAAGGACAATTATTTGACCGAAGAGGTAAACAAGCACTTTGAAAATGTACGGTTCCAGTTATTCCGCCAGCAGAAGAATGGTGGCGTAGAGCGTGTATGTGATGTTTATACAAAGAACGGTTCCCCCTATGGAGATAACACGACCAGCGGCGCAGAGAAACTGATTATAGGACTGGAAATCATCAATGTTCTATCTGGAATTATCGGAGTCAGCGCCCCAGTAATCGTAGACAACGCTGAAAAGGTATCGGAGGGCAATATGCCGGAGATTGATACCCAGATGATTATGCTGTCGGTTTCCAATGACGAGGATTTCAGAATTGAAAAGGAATGACATAGAAGATAAAGAGACTCCCTTAACACTTCTCTTTACACTATCAACGTTAATCTGGTCTGTTAGAAAAATTCTTATTGAAGAATATGGGTTTTCTGATATCAAAGCAAATACAGCTATATTGATTGCTGTCGATGCAGAAAAACAGATTAGCAAATTAGATGCGAGGGAGAAGTTATGAGAGATTTGGAGAGCGAATACCGGGTTATTGAAATGTTACATGCCATTAAGATTTTCATTGAGGCGGCCAAGAGGTTGACACCAGAAGATATTGATGCTTTAGAAAAAGTTGCGGATTTTATGAAAAAGTCAAAGCCTCAAGAACCATGTGAAATGACCATTTCAAAAATTGAAAAGGCGTTGGGACATCCAATAAAGATTATAAAGGAGCATAGTAATGAAAAAATGTGAGGACTGTGACGAGTGCGTATATATTTGCGAGGGGGATTTCGCCTGTATGAAAGAGGAACCTAGAATAATATTGGTGGATTTTTCAACCCAGACAGATGATTACGGTTGGTGCAGAAGAAAACATAAGGAGAATTAACTTATGAAGCTGAACGTTACGAATCACCCATACTATTGCAGTAAAAGCAACTACTACGTTGGCGGTTCCGATAATTTTGGAAGAAGCGAATATGATAGCTGGTCAGATTTCAAGGAAGAATGGCTGGGAATAGGAGATGATTCATTAGGAATTGATTCCGACCTTAATTACTGTGTTAGATTCGATATTACGCAGAACGAAGACAGTGGTGCAAAAGATTTATGGTTATTCTTCTTATTACAACGTAAGGGAATTTTTAGTCCTGTACAGGTAAGAAACATCAAGGATTCAGATATGCCAGAGATTGAGAAATTCTTGAAAAGGCAGTGGAAGTATATAAAGAAAATGTGGAAGGAGTTTAGCAATGTTGATTAAAGTGCAGTTTTTGAAGGGAGACAAGCCATCTGGTAGGGCATATACATATCGTTCCGATGTTCTGGTCAAGGTTGGCGACAAGGTGCAGATTAACAGTTCTGCAAAGGGTATCGTGACCGAAGTCGATGTGCCGGAGGAAGAAGTTGCGGCGTTTGCTGATAAAGTGAAATCCATTGTTGGTCTGGTGGAAGAAAGCGAGGATAAGAATGAAGGAACGGTTTGAAAAACTGCTTTTATCGGTAAATCGTGAAGGAATGGATAAACTGATGGAATTTATCCGCAAGAGTGATTTTTATACGGCTCCGGCAAGTACGAGGTTTCATGGGGCTTTCGAAGGTGGACTTCTGGAGCATAGCTTGAATGTCTATGATTGCTTGGACAAAAAGACTTCTGGCTCTGAACACAACATTTGGAAAGGACTGCTGAACACGGACAAAATCAGTAATGATAGCATAGTGATTGTTTCTCTTCTTCATGACCTGTGCAAAACCTATTACTACACCACCGAAATGCGTAACAAGAAGAATGAATCTGGTGCATGGGTGCAGGTTCCTTTCTATACGGTTGATGATAGGATTCCTTACGGACATGGCGAGAAGTCAGTCATGATGATTGAAGAATACATAAAGTTGCTGCCGGTTGAGCGGTATGCAATCCGATGGCACATGGGGGCCTACGAACCGAAAGAGAACTGGAATACCTTGGGATTGGCTATGGAGAAGTATCCGCTGGTATTGGCCCTTCATGAAGCTGATATGGAAGCTACATATTTGATGGAAAAGAAGGAGGACAAGTAATCATGGCAACAGCATTAAAGCATAAACAGAGAAGTCACCGGAGTTATCAGCAGAATCGGAAGGTTATGGGGAGCGTGGCAGTCGCTTCAGCGCAGTTGGCTAACAGCCATCATTACAATAAGATGGCATATAATGAGGGCAACTGGTTGGACACTTTTAAGCAGATGTTCCGAATGGGGCAGAAAGGGGACAGATAGTTATGGCACAAACAACGGTATTTACTTGTGATATTTGCAAGCAGAGTAAGAGCAAAGATGATTTGGCGAAAATAACAATTAAGTCAGACGGTATAAGGATGAAGGGCGTTGGGTATAACGGAATCACCGTTGATATTTGTCCGGACTGCTTGAAGAAAAAAGGGTTCTGTGTAGAACCCAAATCCACAGATGAAGAGGACGAGCAGGTTGGAATGCAAAATAGAGCAACCCTTGAAAATAAATTTTATGAAATCCTGGCCGATATGGGCGTATTGTTTGAAGAATAGGGAAGGGGATAGATAATCATGGTAGTAAAGCAGACAGAGAATAAACAGGATTCAACTACAGTACAGCCACCGGTTAAGCCAGCTACAGTTGCATTTAGGAGTGAGATTGCAACGGTTACAAATGCCTGTGTAGAATCTACGCGGCAAATGCTGGAGGAACGTGGCGTGACCTTTGACGAATATTCCAAACAGTGTGTAATTGCGGCAATGGGGTGTATTTACAGTTTGATACATAATCAGGGACTTACTCCCAATGATATCAACCCGGCAAATTTGCAGAGCACGTTGTTGACCGTTGCCGCACTTAAACTCAATACTAATGCAGTTCCCAGAGAGTGCTACTTTCAGGTACGCAGTGTAAATACAGCAAAAAAAGGTCAGAAGGCAGTTTGGGAAAAACAAATTGAAATGGGCCTTGAAGGTGATGGGAATGATGCTTTAACTGCTAAATTTGGCAGGGGGGTTAAGATGGTGCACCCATATTGGCTTGTCCGGTCTGGCGATAGTTTTTCTTATGGAAAAAGAAAAGGTATCGAAGTAGAGCCGCCAGAATGGGAGCCAACTGGGAAAGGCGAAGTTGTGAGGGTGGTTTACCCTATTGAATATGCCGATGGTCATACCGAGTTTCATTTTGGGGAACGTGATGATGTACTGAAAAACTTATATGCACATCTTTCAAACAATCTGATGAATGAAACCTTTGGAGTTTGTGAAAATCGGTATGATGCCACACCTGCACAAAAAAAACAGATTTCCGAAAAGAAAAAGGAAATCATGGACAAAGCAAAGGAACTGAATGATTTGGATAAGATTTTGGATTGCCCGGAATTGCAGCCTTATCTTTCTCCAGCATGGACAGAACCACAGTCTAGAGAAAGTATGATTATCCGAAAAATGCGTAACAACGTCATGAAAAAGATTCCGAAAGACTTTGGAAATCCAGTAGCGGCACAGGAATACAGGCAGCTTGACGATGTTGTGTATCAGCAGGTTCAGGAGGAAATCACTTACAATGCTAATGCCCAGGAGTTTCCTATGGAGCCAGAACAGCCGTCCTCCATTGGGCAGAAGGAACCGCCTAAGACTATGGCAGATGTGATAGCAAGCCAGAAGCAGAAAAAAACAGCTCCTGTAGTGGATAAAAGCTGGATGGAGGGATAGTCCATGGAGTGTATGTCGGCATTAGCGGCAATTGCGAAAGGTATCGAAGATAACCTCTACAATTACACGGTTGATGGAAAATGCTCCAAGTGCGGAAATTGTTGTTCAGATATTCTCCCTCTGTCAGATGATGAAATCCGTAGGATTCACAAGTACATTCGCCAGAAAGGGATAAAGGAAAGCAAACACCTTATCCCGGTGGCGAAGCCGGTATTGGATATGACCTGCCCATTCCGGGATAATGGGAAGAAAATCTGCACGATTTATGAAGTTAGGCCGGAAATCTGTCGTCAATTTATTTGTGACAGCGAGCAGAGAGCAAAAGAAAACCGAGAACGGCTAAAAAAGGGCAGACGGGTGTTCTCAATGAGGGAGGTGTTCTTTGGTGCTGATTAAAAGCCAGAATGGAAAGCAGATAATCAATCTGGATAATTGCGTTTCTGTGAATTGCGATGAAGATAACCATATTGTGGCAACGTACCCAATCGAACGTGCCTGGGCCGATTTGGGAACATATTCATCGGAAACAAAGGCACAAAAGGTTCTGGATTGGATTCTTGATTGTTACAACATGAATTTGTTGATACAAAGTCCTATATTTAAAGTTGCGAGAGACTTGTTTGATGAATACGTGGCAGACCAGAAGTTCGGAATATTCGAGATGCCTACGGACGAGGAGGTCGAGGTATGAGGGTAATATCGCAGAATGGTGCTATTGATGTTCCTTATGAAATGACGGCTTTTCACTTAGCTGGCGGAATGATTCACATGAACATGGTCGGTGATACTGGAAAAGGGACGTTGATGGCGCAGTATGAAATGCCTGAAAAGGCAGAGAAAGCCATGAAGATGCTTCATAAGGAATATACTGGAATTATGCCAAGTTTGGTAATTGACATGAATGCCAAATTCGATGAAGAAAGCATGAAAGCACTGATAAACTCTACCGCGGGAGTAGTTGTTAAGCCTGCTAATGCTGGAGACATTGATGTACATATGCTTCCACGGATATTCCAGTTTCCAACAGATGATGAAATTGAGGTGGAGGAATGAAGAAAGCGAGAGATTTGCAGAAGTGTTTAGGAGCACATGATATCCAAATTACACATTTAGGTTTTGATGGTGGATGTGGGGTTTTTACAAAAGGAACACTTAAAGGCGCAACTGTAATCTGGAGTTATGGCGGTGGATGGGAACATGTAAGTATCTGCCCCAAGAATAGAACGCCAGATTGGAATGAAATGTGTTTGCTGAAAGATGTGTTCTGGAATGAGGACGAAACAGTTATCCAGTATCATCCAGCGAAGACGAACTATGTAAACAATATGAAAAACTGCCTGCACCTCTGGAAGCCGATTGAGCAGTTTTCTGGAAAGTTGCCAATTCCACCAGATATTATGGTTGGTGTGAAAGCAGTGGGTACAATGGGATGAAACTAAAAGTTATTGGAAGCGGAAGTAAGGGAAATGCCTATGCGCTGATTGCTGAGAATGAAATTCTTCTTCTGGAAGCTGGTTGCCGATTATTGGATGTGAAGAAGACTATCGACTTCCAGATTGGGAAAGTGGTTGGGTGCCTGGTAAGTCACGGGCACCAGGACCATCTCAAATACGCAAAAGACTTTCTTTCTGCTGGAATCAAAATTTATACTAACGATGAAACGCAGAGATTAATTGACTGTGTGTCTAGTGGGTGGTTGTACGGAATCCCGGAAAAGAAAATGTTCAAGGTGGGAGAATTCAAGGTAACACCGTTTTATGTGCCGCACAATGATACTCCAAATTATGGATATTTGGTTAAACATGAGGAAATGGGAAAACTGCTGTTTGCTACAGATTTTGAATATCTTCCGTGGACATTCCGGAAGAAACGATTAAACCATATGCTGATTGAGTGTAACCATATGGACGATGTGGAGAACACGGATGCGAACTATAAACACGTTATGCGTGGACACAGCAGTTTATCAACGGTACTTGATGTTGTTCGTAAAAACCATACACCGTGTTTGCGTAACGTCATATTATGCCATTTAAGCCATTTTAATGCAGACCCCAAGCAAATGTTGGCTGAGGTCGAAAAAGTGGCTGGAAGCCGCGTTAAAGTGTTCTGTGCAGAGGCTGGATTGGAAGCGGAGTTAAGGAAAGAGCTATTTTAAGGAGGAAACAAGAAATGCTGAAAAAAGCAAACATTCAGTGGAGTGGTAAAACGCTGCGGAACCAGATTGAGAAAGGACAGGTTTCTTTTGACTGTGCAGTTCAGAGAAATCCGGTTTGGGATATGTCCAGAAAATCCTTGCTGATTCACTCAATGATAGAGGGATATCCGATTCCACCATTCTACTTTGCACGGAAAGATGATGGTAAGTATGACGCTTTAGATGGTCAGCAGAGGTCACTTTCTATTAAGGGATATCTGGATGGAGAGTTTCCTTTATCAGATGATACTCCGCAAGTAATAGATGAAAATGGTTTTCCTGTAACTGTTTCAGGGTTGAAGTTTTCAGAACTTCCAGAGTGGGCGCAGGACAATATAAAGGATTATTCACTGACAATCTATTACTTTGAGGGCATTACTGAGGAAGAGATTGCAGAACTGTTCTTCCGTATTAATAACGGAAAGCCTCTTACCAGTGTAGAACTGACAAGAGTTAAAGCGAAAAGCATTCTGAAATTCCAGGAAATTGCCAAGCATGAAATGATTGCCGAAGCAATTACGGAGGCTGGGAAGCGCCATTACAATGATGAGAATGTAGCTATGCAGGCATGGACATTATGCTTTTCGGATTGCCGGGACTTCATGACAAAAAGCTTCCGTCCGTTTATCGAATCGGCGGTGGTTACAGAAGAACAGGTACAGGAAATGGGACAAGCACTTGATTACATCAAAGCCGTATGTGACCTGCTGAATCCAGATGAGAAAGCTGATAAGAGAGTTTTAAAGAAAATTAAAACCAGAAGCCATCTGGTGTCTTGCACCTATGTGGCGCTGAAAGCCCTGCATGCCGGAATGTCTGTAGAAGAACTGAAAGAGATTCTTTATAAGTTTTTCGATTCCAGCCAGACCAGCGTGAACGAGATTTACAACAAGTCTGTTGGGAGCGGTTCTGCGAAGCCGGATAAGGTGCAGAGCAGAGTGCAGGTGCTTGATTCACTGATTGGAGGGCGATATGAAAATATATAAATTTCAATATCGTTCATGGTCTGGACAGTTTGAACGAACGGAGTATGAGGCAGAAGAAAAAACAAAATCTTATACCCTTTTAGGAGTATGGAACAGTCGTATATCAAAAAGAGAAATCGGTGCAGTGACTGGATTTAACGATACTGTATATCTTTTGGAGGATGACAAAAAGAAAGCTGTTGAGCTTCTGATTGAGAAGCAAAGGGAACTCTTCAAAATGGAGAGTGACCGTCATTTGAAAGAGGTTTGCAGGATAGAAAACACTATAAAAACTTTGGAGGAATTATGAAGAAAGTCGCAAGAGTAATTGTTACATATAAATGCCCCAGGCATTGCGAAAACTGCTGTAATGAGCATATCGGAAATGTGCCGGAGGTCAAGTTTGAAGATTTGCTGAAATACGAGGAGTTGGTAATCACCGGAGGAGAGCCGATGTTACTTGCGCCGAGAGTTTTGGAAATGATTCATCGCCTCCGGGCGAACGGATATGAGGGTAAGATTTGGCTTTATACATCCTGTATTAAAACAGCAAGATGGGCAGATAGAGCAGTTTTAAAGGAAGTTGACGGAATTACCTACACGTTGCATTACAAGCCGTTGCAGACCGATTTAAGGAATGCAAGAAAGCTGAGTAAGTACATCTTGGATAATCTGGACAATCGGACGCATAAGCGTTCCGACAGGTTGCTGATTGACAGCCGTTGCTATACCGTTGAAGTATTACGGATTATTGGAAGCGATGATTACAACCCCCTAGACCATTGGACAAGCGTAAAATCATTGAAATGGAAAGATGATGCGTGTCCGCTACCGGAGGGCGAGGAACTGGTCTTCTATGATTTGGAAAAGGAGTAGGGCATGGTAAAAAGTGCAGTTTATGAAAAGGTTACATATAAGCAGATTGATGATATGAAACATGCCTTGGGATTTGATAATCGAAAGGTACGTGGAACAAAGCACCGGAGATATGAGCCATATCGAAACTATTTTGACGCAGGCCCAAGAGATTCAGAGGATTGGGAACAGCTTGTGGCAATCGGATTAGCAACAAAAAGCGGAGAGCATTGGTATCATGTTTCCGATGATGGTAGGTTATTCTTAAAACGTGTGACTGGCGTGGAGATTCTGCCGGAAAGTAATTGACACATGGGCGCAATCCCAATCAAATCTATGATGTGATTTTAATAGGCCTATTAAATAAATGTAACCCGTAAACATATTGACTATGGAGGAAAATATCGTGGCAAAAGTAAATCTGGAAGAACTGGTAGGCGGTGGCCTACAGGAAGTATTTGCAAAAGCGATGGAGGAAGTTGTGGAGAATATGCAGAATCCCAACACTCCATACAAAAACAAACGAGAAATCACAATCAAACTTAAATTTGAGCAGAATGAGGATAGGGATGACGCGGCGGTGGATATTTCCGTTATAACAAAGCTGGCTCCAGTAAAACCGATGGTCACAAGAATGGCAATCGGAAAAGATTTAAAAACCGGAGAAGTGTACGCACAGGAGTATGGAAATACTATGCGTGGACAGATGGAATTTAAGCCAAGCGCACAGAATCCGGCGGAACTTGTAGTGGATGGAAAAGTTGTAGACCCGGAAACAGGAGAAATTAAAGAGTCTCCGGTAAAGGTTTTGGATATGAGAGTAGCTAAACAGGCATAAGGAGGATATGAAAAATGGATATGACAAGAGACGCTTTACAGTATGTTGTTGGTTTAAAAACCGCAGAAGTTCTGGATATCAATGGCGAAAGGTATGTCGATAAGGACGTATATAGAGTAGACAATGAACTGAGAGCTTCTGCCATTCAGATGAACACGCTTACCAGTCTGGTAGATTATCTGAAAGCAGGCGTTGACAAGATGGCAGAAAAAATGTTGGTGCAGGTCGTTTCTCCTACGAAAGTAAGAGTGCTCTCGATGCTGGATGCAGACCGGAAACGTGAAGAATTGGTGGAGGTAGAGGCCATGATTCCGGATTTTGAGTATGGGCGCTACATGGGAAACGAACGTTTCATCATAGCCTTACAGTCTAAATTCATTGACAACGATGACCGCGCGTTGCTATTGAAGTTTGCCGGTACGGTAAAAGATGAATCTATCGCAGAATATGGCGATGATGGAGTGACGCAGAAAGCTACGGTAAAAACAGGAATTACAAGTGTGGGAGATGCTATTGTTCCAAATCCGGTTAAACTGCGTCCATTCAGGACATTCGTAGAAGTAACACAGCCAGAGAGCGCGTTCGTATTCCGTATGAGGCAGGCCGATGGGAGAGGTATTGAGTGTGCTATCTTCGAGGCTGACGGTGGTGCATGGAAGAATGTCGCCATGAAATCTATTAAAGAATATTTACAGTTTGAACTTGTACATCTTCAGCAGTTCATTGTAATTTCCTAAGTTTAAGTTTGCCGGCTGTCTTTCGGGGCAGCCGGAGAAAGAGAGAAAAGGATATGAATAAAGTGATACTTATGGGAAGACTAACAAGAGACCCTGAAATCAGATATTCACAGGGAGAGCGTTCCATGGCTATAGCCAGGTACACCCTTGCAGTGGACAGGAGGGGCCGCAGGAGTCAGGACAGTTCCGCTGAGCAGCCAACAGCAGACTTTATCAACTGTGTTGCATTTGACCGTGCTGCTGAGTTTGCCGAGAAGTATTTCCACCAGGGAATACGGGTGTTGGTGTCGGGCAGAATCCAAACAGGTAGCTATGTAAATAAAGATGGTCAGAAGGTATATGCAACAGAGGTCATCCTGGATGACCAGGAGTTTGCGGATAGCAAAGGAACTTCTAACGGTGGAAATCAACCACAGAATAGACCAGTTTCAACAAGTCCTGTAGGCGACGGATTCATGAATATACCAGATGGGGTAGAGGACGAGGGTTTGCCATTTAATTGATAGTTTGCTACCCATTATCGAAAGGGGGATAGAAATGCTTATATTGGAAGATACTCGTCAGCAAGAAAACAAGCATAAAAATAAGCATGAGTATTTCCGGTCAGTAGGGATTTACTGGAACCGTACAGCTTTGTATTGTGGCGATTATACGTTACCGTCAAATCAAAGTGTTTGTGTGGACACTAAAAAGGATATCGCCGAGTTAATTGGTGATATCCAGTTTAAGAAAATGTCTAAAAGGGAAATACATAAAAAAGTATACGATATTTGCGAAATGCAAGGAGTTTCTTTTGATTTGGCAGAGCGTCTTTATCATGCTATTTGTGATGATGATGAAAATAGATTTGCCGAGAAAGAGATTGATACTATATGTTTTGAAAATCATATTGCTGAACGCACTACAAGCGATTTTCAGACGCTTTACGTTAAGAGGCATGGATTCTTCCACCGAGGATTAAAGAGGGCGCAAAACAGTGAAATACAGCTCTACATTCTGGTCGAAAATAAAGAAGGGGTCCAGTCACTTGAGGACCTAACCATATGGCACAATCCGAGGCTGGATATGTGGAAAAAATCTAAAGAAATTATTGGGAGTTGGAAAAATGGTAAACCCAAATATAAATTAGTGCAATGTTTTCCAGATGCGGCAACCGGTGAATGGCTTGCTAAGTCCTGTTCAACAATGCAAAACAAATATGGAGTAAAGTTTCTGTTTTGTAGACCAGAAGAATCAGGTAAAAGAATTCTTGAATTGTTGGGGGTGATGTAAATGTCTGGGCATCAAAAGCGCAATAGCATGTTCGAAGAAAAGCGGGAATTTATTGTTAAGAATCTGGAGGATGGCTGTTCTATCAAGGAAGTATTTAACATGATTGATGATGGAAGCGATTTTTACGACCTTGATACATTTTACTACTATGTTCGAGAAATTTTACATTATAAGCGGTTCAAGGCTGACTGCGAACATTGCACCAATATTATTTGGGTAGATTCCCCTACGGCAAAGCAACAAAAGCCAGTCTGCCTGGCTAAAAAGAAAATTTTGAGGACAGATTTCAAGGACAAGCCATTTAAGTGTCCAAATTATGGAAAGGCAGAGGTTAATTATGGCGGAAAGACGTATGATGTCAAAAAAAATCATTGATAGTGATGCATTTACTGAAATGCCACTATCTTCACAGGCATTATATTTTCATTTGTTATTAAGGGCAGATGATGATGGATTTTTGAATAACGCAAAGAAAATAATGCGGAATGTTGGAGCAAACCAAAATGATTATGACATGCTGCTTATGAAACGTTTTATCATCCAGTTCGATGAAGGTGTGTGTGTAATAAAACATTGGCTTATTCATAATTACATTCGGAGTGACAGATACAAACCGACACAATATATTGAGGAAAAAGATATGCTTTCTATTAAAGAAAATGGCGCGTATCAGTTAATAAAAAGTGATAATGACTTACCAGAAGGCAACCAAACGACATCCATTGGTATACCAAATGACAACCAAAAGCGCACCACTTGCGACACAAATGACACCATTTTGCTTACCAGGGAGACGCAGGTTAGGTTAGGTAAGGATAGGATAGGTATAGATAAAGATATTATAGTGTCTGACGACACTATATGTCGGACAGATGTCCAACGTGTGGTTGAAGCCTGGAACCAGTTGGGAGTAAATCCCATAAGTAGAATGACATCTACATCCACTCGATACAAAATGATTTCTGCCAGAATAAAAGAGTACGGTATTGATGATGTTCTCAAAGCGATACAAAAAATAAATAGCAGCACATTTTTGAAAGGAGGAGGCAATCGTGGTTGGATGATTGATTTTGAATGGTTTGCCAGGCCTAATAATTTTCCAAAAGTGCTTGAAGGTCAATATGATGACAAGAATAAATCTGGGAGTTTGGAGGGATGGTTGAATGAGTAAGACAGAGTTTATGGATGTTATTTCCATCATACGCGGAGCCTATGCTAGAAGCGATATGTTGAAGGATATTAACGAGGTAAATGTTTGGTTTGAATCCTTATGCGATTTGGAATCCAAATGGGTAAAAAATGCAGTATCACAATGGGTCAAAGACAGTAAGTTTCCACCCGCAATTTCTGAGATTAGGGATTTGGCGAAAAAAATTGCTCAGCAGGAATATAAGGCAGGGAATGCAAAGAGGTGGCAATGATGGATAAAACAGACAAAATCATCATTTATACGGATGGTTCAGCTCTTAATAATGGTTCACCTGATTCTGGCTGTGGTTGGGCGGCTAAGTTAATCTACAATGGCAAATATCGCTTAAAGAGTGGTGGGTGTCGCGGGAAAACAAATAATCAGATGGAGATGTTGGCAGTTCTGAATGCCTTGAAATGTATTACTGACCGAAGTTTGCCGGTAGTCCTTTATTCTGATAGCAAATATGTAATCGAGACCTTAAAAGGGACATATCGGGTGGGAAAGAATGTTGAATTGTGGAATGAGATACTTGCGCTTTATAAGCAGTTTGCGGATATTTCTCCAATTTGGGTAAAAGGGCATAATGGAAATATACATAATGAGCAAGTGGATGGGCTGGCAGTAGAGGAGTCTAAGAAATGGCAGTAGGACAGAAAATATTTGAGTTAGACGAAATCCGAAAAACAATACATGCCTTAAAAAATGATGGTGAGTTGTTTGAGGTTCGTTGCCTGGAAGCAAATGGAAAGAGGGTAAGCAGTGGCTATTTTCGTAATGCAGATACTATGCTGGAACAACTTTGCCATCTGAATTCATCGGATAGCAATATATACATGGTTTTGAACGACATTAAGCCAGATTGCTATTCCAGAGAGCAAAGAAATCGGTTTGTAACAAATACAAAAGTTCAGACAAGCGATAATGATATTGTTGGTTATGATTGGCTTTTTGTAGACGTAGACCCCAAACGTCCTTCAGGTGTATCTAGTTCGGATGAACAGCTACAAAAGGCAAAGGAAACTGGAAATAGAGTTTATGCGTTTATGAAGAATATTGGTTTTAACTCACCAGTCACAGCTATGAGTGGAAATGGAATACATTTGTTATATAGGATTCAGCTTGCAAATTCAGAGGAAAATAAAACTTTGGTAAAGAGTTGTCTTATGGTGTTGGACATGTTTTTTAGCAATGAGACTGTATCCATCGACAAGTCCAATTTTAACCCGGCAAGAATCTGCAAATTATATGGAACAATGGCGCGGAAAGGAAGTAATACATCGGAGAATCCGCACCGTATGAGTCACTTGCTGACTGAGGGAAGTAAAGAACCAACAGATAAAGCATATCTGGAAAAATTAGCGGCTATGCTTCCTGTACCAGAGAAGCCACAGAAATACAATGATTACAGCCCCAGAGAATTCGACTTGGAGGAATGGCTGATAAAATATGGATTGCGGTATCAAAAGACCAGTTATTCGGACGGAACCAAGTATATTTTGGAACAATGCCCGTTTGACAGCAACCACAAAGGAAAAGACGCCTGTATTTTCCAGGCGCGGTCAGGGGCAATCGGATTTCATTGCTTTCATAATTCCTGCCAGGATAAAACCTGGCGGGATGTGAGAATATTGTATGAACCTGATGCATACGAAAAGAGGCAACAGGAATATGAGCGGAAAATTTATTCAAGGCAACCAGTTCAATCCCAAGTAAAGGTTATTCAACCGGTAGATGGAAAACCGATATTTTATACGGCTACGGATATTCTAAACCTGCCGGTGCCAGATGAACGTTTTATAAAAACTGGAATTGCAGATGTTGACAAAAAAATGAGGGGACTAAAAAAGGGATATGTTTCTGTTATGTCAGGGTTGAGAGCAGCTGGTAAAAGTTCTGTTATTTCCGAGATGGTTCTGGACGGCGTTGAGGCTGGAAACAATATTGGAGTTTTTTCAGGGGAATTGGCCCCAAAGAATTTTATGAGATGGATGAATCTACAGGCTGCCGGAAAAGGCTACACAGAGCCTACTCAATTCGAAGGTTATTACAATGTACAGAGAAAATATCAGGAGCAGATTGCGGAATGGCTGGATAGAAAATTCTGGTTATACAACAACGAATACGGATTTGATTTTCAAGCGGTGGAAGAACAATTTAAACGTAAAATAGAGGCTGACAAGTTGGATATGTTGATTTTAGATAACCTTATGACCTTCGATATTTCCGGTATGTCAGAAAACAAATATGAGGCACAAACCAAATTTATTTTGACACTGCAAGGTGAGATTGCTAAGCCTTATAATGTACATATTTTGTTTGTGGCACACCCTCGCAAGGCTATGGGATTTTTGCGGTTGGACGATATTTCTGGTACAGCAGATTTAGGAAATGCTGTAGATAATGCATTTATTGTGCATAGAGTTAATCAGGATTTCAAACGCCTTAGTAAGCAAATGTTTGGTTGGAAAGATGATAACCCGATTTACCAGGCAACAAACGTAATTGAGATTGCTAAGGACCGTGATGGCGGCATGATGGATTACTTTATCCCACTTTATTATGAGCCAGAAACCAAACGTCTGAAGAACTATTCATCCGAAACGAAAATATATGGATGGAATAAGACTGATACTGGATTTATTGCAGTACAAGGGGAAATACCGTTTGATTAAACACGTATTTAGAGGAGTAAATGCAATGAAACATTTGAATGATAGATACGCAAAGGTAATGGAATACAAAGGCATGGATATCTGCACCTTGAGGGTAGCAACCCCATCCGATGGCGATGAACTGGGGTACCGGATTGATGATATATTGTATGACGGTATGGTGTTTGATAGCCTGGGAGAGGCTATGAAGGCAATTGACTCATTTGGCATGCATTTAGCGGAGGTTAAGTAAATGGTAGAAACAGATGCGACTGTTTATATCGTAATGTTGATTGTTTTTGGAATCATAATGTGGAAATGGCTTGATTCGTAACAATGAAGGAGGCAGAGGAATGAAAAGATTGACAGTAGAAAAGCCTGCCAGCGAAATGAACATGGTAGAGCTGGCACATAATTGCATGTATGCAAAGGACAGGTGGGCATGGTACAGAGATTATGATTCAGACATGGATTTGCGGGACTTCATCCGCAAATTCAGCGAGGCAGAGGGAATCGAACTGCCGGATGACAATAAAACATTGGATGATATCCTCATGGACAACCTGCAATATGGTATCAATGACCCAAATGGGCGCACCGCATTGGTATACCGCCTTATGTGGGCAATGGCAGACCTAAGGGAAACACTTATGGACTTTGAGAATACGGGTGTGAATCCGAAGGAAATAGAAGGGATGATACATAAGTGGATTCCCATAAAAGAGCGGCTGCCGGAAAAACCGAAAGAAAATCCGCTATATGATAACAAGCCATTGGAGATATATTTAGTATCTGTCAAAAATACAGACTGTGTGATTAGGGCATTTTGGAACGGAGCAACATTTACTGATGGGTGGGAAAAACTGGACGTGCTGGCCTGGATGCCATTACCGGAACCATATAAGGAGGAGAAGGAATGAAGTATGACAAAGAAAGATTTGAATGGCTGCCGTACGAAAAAAAGATGGGTTTAATAGAGCGGGAGTTAAGTCTGGAAACTCATAATGCGACAACAAGAGCGGATTTGCTCATGCTTTTGGATTGGGAATACAAAAAGATAAAGGAAGATGAAAAAAGGATTGAAGATGCGATTGCTCATTGCTATATGACCAAATTTGAATATCCAGGGATGGAAGAAGGCTTATGTGCCGGATTAAGAACCATGGGTGGAGATGGAGAACCTTACGGAACCTGTAAAGAATGCCGTTTACAGTACCAATATGACGAAATGCATCAGGAGGAAGAGAGATGATTGAAGAAGGAATCGCGAAAGACCTATCAATGGTAGTTAAAAATGCAAAATTGATGGGATGCCAAGAGGTTAAGTCATTTAGACATATACCATTGAAAAATGTTGAGGCTGTCATATCAGCTCTACAGAAACAGATAGCAAAAAAACCAGAGGATGAAAGATGTTTTATTAAAGACAAAGAGAATATCGGATTGTGCCCATCTTGTGGTGAAGGGGTTAATTCAAATTATCCATATTGTGGACACTGTGGGCAGAGAATCAAATGGGATATTGAGTGGCGCATGGAGGCAGAGGAATGAAGGATAGAAAATATTTAGCCGTAAGTATCAAGCACTCTGCCGGAACCCGATTCACTTTATGGGGATGGGAAAGGACCAAGGATGAGCAGGAGCGTTGTTTTACTGGATATTTAGGCACCATAGATTATGACAAGTGCGAATTATATAGTCTTGAGGATTTCCAGAAGCATTATGGACATGGTGTTATAAAGTGTGACAAGCCTGTAAAAATGACCATGGATTTGGTGCGAAAATGGGATGAATATGATACCGTGCTGGTAGATTATGAGGAATACAAAGCATTTGTAAGTTAGCAAAATCGTAGCTTATAACACAGCAGCGCATACCGGTACCTGATTCGCAGGACCGTGACTGCGTAAAGATAGCTGGCATGGCTCTGATGTATGCACAACCAGTAAGACCAGCAGCGGATGTGCCTATGGAGAGATAATGGAGGACCATACGGCCAGGGGTTCCGGTCTGGCGCACATCCACTATATCGTTATTTGAAGGAGGAATGGAATTGTCACTAATTAAGGCATTGGTGGTAAGCATGGCAATATCCGCGGTCTGGTACGGCATGGAGTGGATGCAGTACCAAGAACTACAATGGGATAGGAAGTGCGATAATGTGGTTTGGGCATTGTATCTGGTGGTATTATGGTGGCTGTTTACACACCAGAATTAACATTTTTCGCAGAAAGGAGATGAATATTAAGTGAATTACAAAGAAGAAGCAATAATAAGACTTAAGGAGTGCATAGCAGACTGTACATCCGGAGAGGACGATATTTATAAATCGGCCTTTGCAACGGCAATCTTAGCGCTTAGAAAACAGATTCCAACAAAGGTAAGAACTAAAAAATGTGAGGACTGCGAAAAAGAGGACTGTGGAAGCTGCGAAGATTATTATAATCGTTGTCCGGAGTGTAATGAAGGATTAGACAGAGATAGTGGAGAAATATTCAAGTTTTGCCCAGAGTGCGGACAAGCGCTTGATTGGGAAAATTAACATTTTCGAAAGGAGCCAGGATGAACGGCATAATGGATTATAACTGGTTGGGTGTTGCTTTCATCTCCGATGACCTTTCTCGAAAGGCTCGCAAGGCAGTTGAGAAGAAAATGCAGGACCTGGAATCACAAGTCAATGCAGAGTTTGACTTGTGGCTTGGCGAGAACGGGTTAGAGAGGGCAATGGGCGTTGTAATTAAAAAGAAATAAAATTAAGATTTTGACGGAGATGAAAAATGAGAAAAGTAAAATATAAAGCTAATTATGGATACGCTGGTACTGATGTAGAGGATGAGCTGGAATATCCGGACGGGGCGACAGACGAAGAAATAGAAGAGGATATTAAAGAAATTGTCATGCAACGGGTTGACTGGTATTGGGAACCAGTAAATTGATATTTTCCGGGAATACCGGAGGAAGGGAGATAAGATGAAAGTTAAGTTCCAGGTAAGAGAAAAGCTCTATGCAGATGTAACGTTTGAAATAGAATGTGAGAATCCGGAACAGGTGGAGGATGCGCTTGACCAAATTGGCGATTGTGTAGATTCAGATGGTTTAGCATGTGCTTTGTCTAACATTTTTGGATGTGAAAATGTACACGCCGATGGGATCGAAAGCACTGATAATATTTATCCAGCAGACGAGTGTGAGTTTTGGGATTGGCTTAGCGATGATGATTAATCTGTAAAACTGACATATGCACTATTAGGTCTTTACAAAGGAGCGAAGATGAAAGCAGTAATGAAATATCCAGGCAGTAAGTGGAGTATATCAAACTGGATTATTAGTTTCTTTCCGCCACACCACAGTTATCTGGAGCCATTTTTGGGGAGCGGAGCTGTTTTATTTAATAAACCCCGCAGCCATATTGAAACTGTGAATGATTTAGACAGTAATATAGTTAACTTATTTGAATGGATGCGCAAAGACCCAGAACGTCTGGCCAGAGAGATATATTTTACACCATATGCTAGGAAGGTATATGATGACGCATTTGCAACGGTGCCAGCAGATAGCTTTGACAGAGCTGTAAATTTTTACATACGTCTGAACATGGGGCATGGATTTCGGACGAACGGTGAAAAAGTTGGATGGAAGAATGATGTCCAAGGGCGAGAGCGTTCGTACGCTTCGCAGGATTGGTGCAATTTGCCGAAAAAGATTATGCAGGCGGCCGAACGACTTCGTGGAGTACAGATAGAAAATCGGCCAGCTGTGGAACTTATACCAAGATTTAACTATCCGAATGTATTAATTTATGCGGACCCTCCTTACGTTTTAGGTACCAGACATGGGAAACAATATCGGTTCGAGATGGACGACAAGAATCAGAACGATTTGCTTGACACGCTTCTGGCACATAAGGGGCCGGTCCTTCTAAGCGGTTATGATAATAAATTGTACAACGACCGCCTGCAGGGATGGTATAGGGAAGAAACAATTTGTTATTCCCAGGTGTGTAGTAAGAAACGAGAAGTATTGTGGATGAATTTTGAACCAGTGAAGCAGCTTGAGCTATTTAGCAAGAATTTTTGAAAGGATGATATAAAGCAGTGATAGAAAGAATGAGGCTTTAATAATACGAACTAATAAAAATAGGTTAAAAGAAGGTGAAAAAGTGACTTATGAATTACATATGTGGTTAAGAAAAATTATTATGGAGGCTAATAAAAAGTCATGTTCCACATGTAGTCACTATGATGGAAAGTTTGGTGATGATAAGTGTTTTAGTTGTTTGTGCACGGTAAGGGCGGTGGAGTATGAGCGAAGAACAACTTAAGAGGTACTGGCAAGCCTACACAGACGCATGGATGCTAATGAAAAACTGTAAAAAGGTTACGAAGAAACATATAGAAGAAATGCTATGGAAGCATGACATTGGAGTCATGAGACGGCTGTTTTGCCTAGCCGTTTGGCAAGAAATAAAGAGAGTCAGGGCAGGTGGTGATCCATTGTTGGAAAAGGATTACCAGAGGGCATTTACATATACATGGAAACTGTTTAAGCAGTATAGTGAACCCGATGATTCTGATAAATACTGGGATGGTCTTATAGATGGAATAAAAGACTTAGGGAAGGAATTCGGAGAAAGTCAATTCATCAAGAATCTATTAATACATGTCTTATTGGAAGAAATAGAACGTATTTATAGAGAAAAAAATTGATACTGTATGGATGATAAAGACACATGATTTGTCGAAGGAGTGAGGAGATATTATGACACGAGCAGAAAGGCGCCGCGTAGAGCGAGAGAACAGAAAACAGCCTACATATAATCTATCCAGAGACCAATTGCGGGAAATTAAACAAGAGGCTACCCATGACGCGGCAGAGACTGCTTTTCTCATGATGTTGGGTATTCCAGTATTGATGTTTAAGGACCATTTTGGTCAACTGATACGTAGGGAAGTGGACGGAAAGAGCCGGGAACAACGGTTCGTAGATTACTGTATCGAGTTTTATAGGCAGTTTGATAAGGGGTTGTACACACTGGATGATATCCGTTCGGTGTTGAAAGATGAATGTGATATTGAGATTGAAATGTAATAAGCCGGGGGAGTACCCCGGCAATAAAAAACATTATAAAAGAACATATGTACGAAAAAAGAAACCCCGTGTGCTTGGCGGCTGAAGGGCTTCTTCTCTTTGGATAGGATAATCATAACCTATCCTGCACGGAAATACAAGGAAAGGATGGGTGGAAATATATGGCAGAACAGGTAAGTATGGATGATGTTGTCAGGCGTGTGATGGATAATATTGTAGATATCATCGAAGAACAGGAACGACTTAATCAAGTAAAACAGATACTCAACATGTGTTTATCTGGATTTCAGTTTTTTACAGAAGAAACAGCGTTATCTAATGAAATAGATATGTCAGTGGAATACCTTAATGCCTATTTGCTCCAGATGAAGTTAGATGGGTGCACAGATGGTAGTATTAACAACTATAAATGTAATTTAAAAAATATGATGGCACATATAAATAAAAATGTAAAGGAAATTACATATCAAGATTTAAAGGGATACCTTGCATATGGAAAGCTTGTTCGTAAATGGAAAGACAGGACATATAATAGTAAACTTATATCTATTCGTAGTTTCTTCTCTTTTCTGTATACAGAGGACCTGTTACCAAATAATCCAGCTAAGAAATTAAAAGAAACACGGGTGGAATATAAAATAGGTTCGACATTGCAACCAGAACAACGTGAAATGGTAAGATGTGCTTGTGAAAATGAATTTGAGTTGGCATTATGTGATATGTTATATGTAACAGGTATAAGGGTATCTGAGCTATGTGGAATGGATATTACAGATGTGGACTTTCATCGTAAAACTGCTGTGGTTTATGGAAAGGGAAGAAAAGAAAGGCAAGTATGTTTAAATGGACAAGTGGCATTGCATCTTTGGAGATATCTCGACAGCCGTAATGATGATAACCCAGCGTTGTTTGTATCACCACATAGGCCTCAAAGCCGCATAGGGGACCAGACAGTACGAAATATTCTTAATCAAATAAAAGAACGTGATGCGGATTTAGACGGTGTTAGAATTACACCTCATGTTTTCAGGCGTACAGTAGGAACAGATATGATTAATAAGGGTGCTCCAATTGAGATGGTAAAGGAAGTGCTTGGTCATGAAAAAGTTGATACAACACTTAAGTGCTATGCAAAAATTAGCAAAGAAACGGTACGGCAAGCTCATGCCCGTTATGTTGGATAAGTTGAAAATCTGAGCGTAAGGTAAAGAAAATTAATACCCCCGGGGTAAATGATTTGATAGAAATATTATGGGAACAAAAATATTATAATTTTCGTATTTTATGGCTATGGCAAAAGACAAAATATTACCAAAAAATCCTTGCGAAAAATTAGTAAAATAAGTACAATTTTGCTGGAAGCCCTGGAAGCCCTGGAAGCCCTGGAAGCCCTGGAAGCCCTGGAAGCCCATGTAATGCCTATAGCATATCACGGACATAAGTAGAGCGCAAGCAATAAAATATGGCTATGGCGCACCAGAACGAACGTAAACGGATTTAGACGTTGTAACTATTATAATTATCGAACCGAACTTGAAATCTGAATATGGGCTAAATATGAGCTTGTTAACGCGAAAAAAGTCCTCGTATCTGCTACGGCATCGGGCTGAATACCTGGCAAACTGAGAACTAGCGGCGGACTACGTATGTGGCTACTCATGGCTGTGGCTCCTCTCATTTTATTGATTTTGCCAGCAGGAAATACGCCTCCCGTCCGTGTCCCGTCCCACGGCTGATAGGGTGGTGTATAGCCTGCATGCTGGGTGCTATCGCGCAACCGTTAAGCGCCGGATTACGTCACCGGGGCGATACAGGGTTTACAGTGGCCGGCTTGATGCGGAGTGTAGACGGGTACAGCTCTGTAACAAGTACTTGCTCCCACGTGGGGAAAACCCGCTCGCAGGCGTTGCACCTGCTGGACGGCGTGGAACCGCGGCGGAAATACAGAAAACCCGGATTGCTCCAGGTCTGTATTAATTAAAATATGGCGGCAAAAAACTGTTCAGGCGTATATTCTTCCAGCGTTTCGCCGTCGTGGTAGCCGTCTGGAGTTGCAATGATTTTGATAACGTCGGCAGCGTGGTAATCCCTAAAAAAATAATCATTAAAGTTGCAAGGAAGGAAAGCTTTTTTATATTGGTTTATGACAGATTGTGCTTTTTTGCAGGAGAAACGCTCAAAATTAATTGTTACGTCATTTTTTACGACTTTCAAAATACAGTTTTGCTGTTTCATACTTTTCTTTCTGCCCTTCTCCCTGGGCGCGAGGAAGTAAAAAGCCGCCCGGAAATCGAATCCGAGGGAATCCTGACGACCTGAATTATACGGTTGCTTGTGTCTGCTGCCTGCGGGCGTGCTCCGCCTGCCAGAATGCCTCTATCGCGTCAGATACGCGTTTTTCGTGCTCTTCTAGGCAGGCATCGTCAAACACGGTTAAAACCCTAAACCAGAATCCCGCCCCATAGCTATAGCACTTGCAATCAAGACTTTTTTTGCGGCTCATATAGCTCTCAAAGGCCGTCATTTTGTGGCTGGCATCTGGATCGAGGTAAAAATCAAATGTGACTATTAGCCCGGAAACATTAAATCCATCGTTAAAATAATCAGGGTTGCCCCATTTCGCAGGGCGGTATGTAATGCCGTTATCAGTCAACCATTTTTCAATCTGTTTCATCTTTTTTTCTCCTTTTGGTAATCCGTTAGATAGGGATTTTGAATATAGCATATTTCCATGCACTGACTTCTGCACATAATCCCCTTGTACGAGCATTGAAGGCAATCTTCGCTTTCTGATTCTTGCCGGTCTAATATTGCATCTTCCCAATCTCTCATTTTGTACTTTCTCCCCTATCTCCATGGGGGCCGGGATATAAAAACCGCCGTCTGTATTGGTCCAGCTGGCATTCTCTGCGGCGGTTATTTAAATAATTCCAAAAAACCCGTATAATTTGCAACTGGCAATTTACAACCCCGTTTTTTTGCGCCGTCTGGTGTGATAAAATGAAAACCGAATAAATCGGGGGCGGTTGATATGCCATAAAATCCGGCAATTTTTAAAATATCGCTGTATTCGATATTTTCCATCGTGATATTCTCAATTAATCCAACAACAATACTTTTTTCTGTTTCAGCAATTGTAGAAAAACGTCCGTTTAAATTCATTTTGTCCCTTTCTCGCCTACCATCATCAGCGCAGGGCGGCGGTTCCCTGCGGACGCTCCAGCGGTGGGAGCGTTTCGGTTAGTATTCGGATGGAAAAAGCACGGTTACAACATCGTAATCCTGCTTAATCCAGATTTTAACGCCATCAGGCGCAGTGTATGCGCTTAAAGCATAGAGCGGATCGCTTGTATTGGCGGCGGCGTCCTCTTCGGAAATATCGCCCCAATCGCCAGAAAAGTGGCGGTTGAGTGAATTGTTAATAAATCTTTCAAAACCAGTGTTTTTATGCACCTTTTTCGCTATTGCGGCGGTTGCTGTCACTCTAATTTGCATTATATGTACCTCTCTTTCTCTTTTTTGTGAAAAGGCAGCCGGGGCGATGCTCCCCGGTTCGCTAGCCTGCCTGTTATGCTGCTTTCTTCCCAGTCAGAATTTCGGACGGGTCAAAACGGAAAATAAAAGCTTTCCGGAATTTAGAATAGTATCCACCGCGCTCCTGCATAGCTTTGTTTTCGGCAGCGTATGCGGCGCGGTCAAGTGTTTCATTAATCCGTACAAGCCACAATTCGGAACCGTCCCGGGTGTCTTCGCCTTTGGTGATTTTATAGGTGTAGCCGCTTTTATTGTCCGGTAACACTGTATTTTCCGTTTCTGTAGTGTTTTCCTGCGTTGGTGTGGGAACCCTGGTTTTTGCCGGTTTGGTGCTCTTATTTTTGATTCTGGCGGTTTTAGGAACCACTTTAAAGCCTTTGTTCCACTTGCCGATATCGAATGATTCATAAAAATTGCAGTGAAAATAATCAATCATTGAATCAGAATCATCAAAATTGTAAGACTGCATAAATGCAAAAACATCGGAAAGAACCGAAAAGCCGTATTCTGTAAAATATTCCTTGTCGCGTTCTCTTATACTGTGAAGTTGCCAATGCATCTTGTCATCCGCTAGCATCTTTTCTATGTCCATTCCCAGGCCGCGGCCCCCATAGTAGCCCATTTTTTTGTTCTCCAGATGCTCAGCGTATGCTTTGCGACAGGCTGCAAGGTCGAAAATCTGTTCAGGTGCTTCCATGACGGAAATATCAATAGAGGAACCGCCAGAAAAATATTTTGATGTAACTGAAAATTTCCATGTTGGATATTTTTCTTTGCAATAGATTTTGATTGCTTTGGAAATATCGGTGGTGCTCATGCTGGAATTGTAACGACTTCCTTCCCATCCCCATTCGGTGTAGAATCTGCGGCGGGTGCTGTCTGCGGTTTCTGTGGTCTGGTTCTGTGGCTCTGCGGTGTTGTGGCGGTCTTTCCAGATTGGGAAAAGCGCGTCATATTCGCAGTTGATTTCCTTCATAGTCTCGACATTGCCGCCTGCGTCCGGGTGATTCTTACGGGCCAGGGCCTTAAACTGATTCTTCAAGTCCTCTAAACTGGTTACGTTGTTAAAATAGTTTGTCATGGTATTTTCTCCTCTCATTCTGGCGGTTACTGTTCACGGTCCCGACCGGCGCGGAGCGCGTCCGGGGCGTTACTTCTTCGCCTGTTTTAGGTGTTTTCCTCCGCTCTGCGACTTCCTCCGGGGTTGCGACCGGATACCCGCATTAGAGGGGCGGCAGTGCCGCCTATTGTATTATGGCTGTCTCTTCTTCGTTGGCCGGCTCCGTGTGTCCGTCCGGGTACTCGCGGTATATAACGTCGTTTTCCTTGACTACAAAATAATCAAGTTCTCCCGTTGCTTTGTCTACTACTGCTATGTCTTTCATGTTCTTTCCTTTCTGCCCTCGTGACCTTCCGGGTGGGCGTTGTTATTTCTGCATCTTCCAAACTCTGTAATAAGCGGCATCCATTAAAGCATATCCGCCACAAACCTTGATGACTTTTTCTGTTCCGTTAAAAAATGGATTAGTCGCTCTTTCTTTTTGCGCCTGATATCTGGTTTCAAATATTGTCATGTTTCCATCTCCTCTCGGTGTTTTCTGTTGTTTTGTTATGTCTATATGATACACAAAGATGTACTTTTGCGCAATTGTTAAAATACACAAAGATGTATTGTTGAAATATACAAAATACACAAAGATGTACTAAATGATTGTGTTTGACAATTAGTACACAAAGATGTATAATAAATCATATAAGTTAGGAGGTTGTAGGAGATGCCAGAGCGGAAAAATACCTATGAGGGTAAAATATCATATGATGGATTGTGGAAAACCCTTGAAAGGCGAGGATTAAAAAAGCAGGATTTGAAAGGAAATATATTTAATTTGTCCCCGACACTGGTTAATAGATTGGTAAAAAATGAGAATGTCGCAGTTGATACTATAATGTATTTATGCGACAAATTAGGGTGCCAGCCTTGCGACATCTTAGAGTACAAAAAATAGTACATAAAAACACAAAGATGTACTTGATTATTGATACACAAAGATGTATGATTGAGGTATCAATAAGAGAGGAGATGCCGGAATGCGGATAGAGTACAAAAAGAAAGCCGTGAAATATATTAATTCGGCAGATAGCCAAACAAAGAAGCGGCTAAAAGAAGCGATTGAAAAATTGCCATTTGGAGACATTAAAAGGCTAACAGGACTTGAAAATGAATATCGTTTGCGGGTTGGAGATTTAAGGGTTTTATTTACGGTTGAAAATGATATTATAACAGTAAATGATATAAGACCAAGAGGACAGGCATATAAAAGACTATAGGAGGTGTAGGATATGAGCAGAGAGACGATAAAATGTTTAGTTGACATGATACCGGAAAAAGACATTGAAACGATTTATAAGGTTTTAATCCGGTTTGTGCCGGAAGATGAGCCGACACTGGATGAAATACAGGCGATAGCAGAAGCAAAAGCAGATACATCGCCGACAATACCGCATGAGGCCATAAACTGGGATTAGATTAGAGCCGCTTGTAAAGGCGGCTTTTTCTCCTGTCTGGAGGTGGTGAGATGATGCCAAGAATTAAAGAGGTAAAACCATTAGATAACTATATCTTGTCGGTAGTTTTTGACGACGGAAAAACGGTTTTATATGATGTCAAAGAGGATATGGAGACAATACCGCAATATGGAGATTTAAAGGATATTTATGGCTTGTTTAAGCAAGTACAATTAGACCAGAGCCGGACTTGTGTATATTGGACAGATGATATAGATTTACCCAGTGACACAATTTATGAGTATGGAGTAATACAATAATTTTGCAGTTGACAGATATTATAAAATCTGCTAGAGTATAACCAATTGATAATTATATATAGCGTGTATGTGTGCTAGTGTCTCGGATGCCTTGACCACACATGCAGACCGCCGGCCAGTAGATGCGCGGCGAAGTATAACCAGTCCACGGGGCCTTGACGTTATAGACGGATGTAGCAGTCTGTCTAAGCGTCAGGGCCTTTTTTATTTACCTTAACCAGGCAGAGAGGGGGACGCAATGCTCCAATGGGTCTGCCTTATAGTTAATACAAATACAGTGTGGCGGGATAGATATATATTATATACATATTCCCATGTGGATAGATAAGGATATTGGGTTACATAGCCCCAGAGAGGAGATGTACAGTTATGTCAGATATTAATATTAACATGGTCAAAATAACAGATAGGGACGGTAATACCATAGATGTCTATGCAAATGATATATCTATGTATCTCCAAGATTACATCGACAATAGAGACATAAAGGATATGCGTAAGGAGCCGCAGAGCCGATGGAATGCTGCTCTTATATATATTAATAAACAGTTGTTTGTTGTTAATCGTGACAGGTTATATACAGATACAAGGTTAAATAATGCCTATAATCTGGATTTAATAGACTGTATATGTGATATATATATAACTCTATGTTATGAGTATGACAAAGAGGTATCTATAAGTGGGTTTAGTAAATTGACTGGTATAGATACAGATACGGTTAACAGTTGGGGCAGGGAGGAGACGAGAGTAGGTTCAAAAGGTTCCGCTATATACAAAAAATTGAACATGGAAAACGAAGAAAGTCTGTCAAACATGCTCATTGGCGGAAAGAGAAATCCGGTCGGAATATTGGGGGCATTAAACAGGCGGCATGGTTGGAATATGGGACAGCCAAGAGGGACGGACGGAAGCAAAACGGGTATATCGTATAGCCGTGAGGAAATAGCGGCTAGGGCCAAGGCAACAGAATCCTTACCTGGAAGCGTGAAGGATTTGCCGGATTAGACAACTATATTATCAGACAATTCAGTATGTCTGCTACACAATAGGCACAATTGATAGTACGTTGGTTATTGTGCATAAGATTATCAACAGATTTTGTGTAGATTTCAACCATAACTATTCGTGAAATTGATATTTAGCGAATAGTTGAAACGAATACAAGTGATGATGGCCTTTGAAACAGCAATATGCATAGTTTTGGGACTGGAATTTGTGCAGTATTTCAACAAATCAACCGTCATATGCAAATGGGGCGGGAGGGGGTCTGTAGGAAGCTGCTGGCGGCGCCAGTTAGTCCCTTCAATTCCGAAAAAAATAAAAAGACTTTCTTGAAAGGACAGCGCCATGAGGATATTCAATAAAAAGATTTTGTTTGCGAAGCGAAAGAGATTTACATTTCTGATTTCGGTAGCAGACTTTTCTTCACAAGAATGTTATGAGATATATTTCCAGTTTTCGTTAACAGACCCATGGTGGCTTCCAAAGTATGAACCGGAATTTGGAAAAAGTGAAATCCCATTGTATGGCTGGTTGTTTTTCTACTTCGGGCGTAGAAGCATTGGTGTTCTGATTCCGTCTGGAAATGGGAGCGAACCGATAGCAAAGAAACCAATTTATGATAATAACGGTTGTCTTTGGAGACTTTATACGTTTCCTGATGCTGAAATGGCAAAGGATTTCAGAGACATATCCAAAAAGTACAGGGGAACCGTTTCGGTAAAATGCGAAGATGGAGATTATACAATCGTGTATATCATCAGGAGAAAACGGATTTTGGGTTTTTAATTTATCAAGTAGAAAAGGAGCGCTATATGAGCGAGAAGCGTAAATACACAATCTATGCCGTTGATTTCGACGGAACCTTGTGCGAAAGCGTATACCCTGGAATCGGCGCTCCGAACCTGGTGCTTATTGAGCATTTGAAGAAACGCCGGAGGCAGGGAAATAAAGTCATTCTCTGGTCCTGCAGAGAGGGAGAACGGCTCCTTGAAGCGGTTGATTGGTGCTGGGAACATGGACTGAAGTTTGATGCAGTGAATGAGAATTTGCCGGAAATGATTGAGTGGCACGGTAATGATTGCCGGAAGATTTTCGCAGATGTCTATATTGATGATAAAGCTGTGAATAAGCCGAAGTATCATGTGCCATACAGGGAGGCGTAATCATGTTAGATTTAGCGATTAATCACGCAGAAGAGCTGCAGAAGTGTTTCAGGTCAATATGGTTTCAGGATAAATATAAATTCTGGAATTTCACGAGTTATTACGAAGATATGGAGATTACTGATTCCACTTGGAGCAAACATCAATTTGTTTCGCTGGATTCATCCGGCAAGGTAATCGGATACATAGGCTATGAAATAACTAGGTCAAGTGGTGTCGTGGATGGATTGAACATTATAAACTTTACGGACAATAAAGCAACATTCGGAATGGATGCAGGACAGGCTCTTCGGGATATTTTTGAGAAGTTCCATTTCAGGAAACTGGTATTCGTTGTTGTCATCGGCAATCCGATTGAGAAAACCTATGACCGGATGATTCGGCGATATGGGGGGCGTATTGTTGGTATCCAGCGTCAACATGCAAGGTTGATTGACGGTGAGTTTTATGACGTGAAAATGTATGAGATTTTATCAGATGATTATTTCGGGAGGGATATCAGTGAGTGAATTGAAGATTAATGAATTTGCAAAAGAGGTAGGACAAAATAATACAGCACATGGATTCAGGAATTCCGGTTTGAAGTGCACTGATTTTGTTTCGTTGATTCATTCTGAGGTGTCAGAAATTCTGGAAGAATTTCGTGATGGACATGAAGCAACGGAGATTTATTATCGAAAAGATGGCAAACCAGAAGGAGTTCCAGCTGAACTTGCGGATGTTGTAATTCGGTGTTTTGACATGGCAGACTTTTATGGAATTGATTTGGAGTCTGCAATTATTGAGAAGCATAGATTTAACAAAACTCGTCCATATAAGCATGGCAAACAGTTTTAAGAAAGTCGAGGAAATAACATGTGCGGAAAATGCGAATATCGACGGTACATAGATGGTGAGTGGGTATGCGATAATGAGGAAAGTGAGAACTATGGTCTGGAGGTCAGTTATTCCGATGACTGCGTGGATTTCGAGGAGAGAGGCGAGTGAGGCATGAATAAAACAAAAATTGACTGGTGCGACAGCATATGGAATCCGGTTACTGGATGTTTGCATGATTGCCCGTACTGTTATGCAAGAGGAATTTCAAACAGATTCGGAAAAAACTACCCTGATTATTCGGCGTATCATAATGAGAACCCGGCGTTACATATTCTGGATAATCCTATTGACGGCACACCTTATCCGTTTGGATTTGAGCCGACGTTTCATTATTACCGGCTGGGCGAGTACAAGGACAAGAAAAGACCGAGGAATATCTTTGTATGCTCGATGGCGGACCTGTTTGGAGAGTGGGTTCCTACCGACTAGATAATTGACGTGTTCAATGCGTGTAGGGAGGCTCCGCAGCACAATTATCTGTTTCTGACAAAGAATCCGAAGCGATATGCACAGCTTGGATACAGCGAAATAGGACTGCCCGTATATGAAAATATGTGGTATGGCTCAACTGTTACCAGTCCCCATATGGATATTTATTGGGGAAAGGGTGTAAATACATTTTTGAGCATAGAGCCAATTCTTGAGCCTTTTGGAGAAATTGGAAGTGCATTGAAAGACTCTCCACCGAAATGGGTTATCATTGGAGCTGAGACAGGAAAACGAAAAAATAAGGTAAAACCCGAAAGAAAGTGGGTTGAAGATATTGTTGAGCAGTGTCGTAAAACAGGCATTCCAGTGTTCATGAAATCCAGTCTGGCAGATATTTGGGGAGAACCGCTGATACAGGAGTTACCCGAAGGGTTGAAGAAAGGTAGGTAACATTATGAGCATAAAAGAATTTGCACAGCAGCTTAATGGCAAGGAATATGGATATCCGATGTTTACAGAAAAAGAGATTCAGACAGCGAAGGATAACGGCTGGGTCATCGTTTCCGGCGCGTCAGATGACTTGATGGAGTTTGAGGGTGCATTACGAGACGAGGGCGACTGTTTTGACGGTGGGAAGGTGTACTTCTCTAAGTCTGGTGTTTATAACGGAGAGGATGATAAAGCAGATTTCCAAAATTGCATTGAAGCGTTATGGTGCGACAAGGCGTCCAAGGATGAGGACGGAAATGTTATCCCATGGACGTACAAGACTGACATTCCACATGAGACATTCATGGTGTACGAGGATGGAGAGCCGTATTGCCGGGGAATTGTGTTTTCAATGGATGATTTGAAATAGGGGGTGCTAAGATGTCATGCGCATTTATTGATAAGGACAGAATAAAGCTCACGGTTAATTCAAACTTACAGGAATCAATCGTGACGGTTCGGGATGAGCTTCTGAAACAGGGAGATTTGTACGATGGTTTCGTAGCCAGTATTGGAAGTTCATTAAGAGAAAGTGGCACGTATGGGCCAGACATAGAAGATATGTCAAGACGAGTTTTGAACCGGATTATCGGATTGGAGGATGACCATGGAAGTAATTGAGTCGATTGTGACCTGCGGAGATATTATTATGGCGGCAATCACGGGATGGTTCCTGTGGAAGAATGTTAGGGATGTTGCTTCTTTGGTTGGATTTTCTGCGATGATATTTCTCTTTCTGGCAAGTGCCGGATTGATTTTGTGGAGGTGGCCGTAAAATGTACATATACATGACAGAAGAACAGAAAAAAGTAATCATTGAAACAGTAAATATGATGGTTATTGATTTCAAGAGAATTTTGAACAAGATAAAATTATCGTTTGAAGAATTGTTGGAGACAGTGAGGAATTGTGTCGGATGTTTGGACAAATTCTGGAAGAATCTCTGGAAGCTTCAGGCGAAAGAGAAGTATACCATAGTTCGTAGATTGAACAGGTGCGGATTTAATGAAAAAGAAATTAATGTGATGGTGTTCGGAGCATATCATTGTCGGAATAATTGTTAATCTGTTAAGAACGGGAGGCAAATCAAAATGAAAAATTGGAAAACATGTGCCGTTGTGGTAGTAGGAATTATCTTTTTTGCGCTGATGTGCGTATTTGGTGTTCAAGGAAGCAGGAATAAGGCAATAGGACTGGAGGAAGCTATTGAAACCTCAATGTCAGATATCAAGGTACAAGAGAAACGAAGAATCGACCTGCTTCCGAACCTTGTGGACACGATTAAGCAGTATGACAAGCACGAGGCTGAAACGCTGCAGGCTATTGTGGATGGTAGAGGAAGTGCCGGAGATATCGAGAATGTGACTACTGCAATCACAGCGGTAGCAGAAGCGTATCCAGAACTGAAAAGTAATGAGAATTACAAGCAACTTATGACGGAACTGGCTACCACGGAAAATATGATTGCCCAGTATCGTGAGAGCTATAATAAGCAGGTAGGTACATATAACCGGTATGTAAAAGGATTTCCGGCCAGACAGTTTTTATCTTGGACTGGCTATGAGGTACTGGATTATCAGAGATTGGACTATCAGGCCCCAGTTGATGCGCCTACGAATTTATTTGGTGAATGATTATGAAAAAGTCGTGGCAGTTAGGACGTTTTGAGATAACAATGCATGAGATTCTGGCCAGTATTACCATTATTGCGGTGATGATGATTCTTGGATTCGTGTTTTCTGGAAAGATTGAAGAAAATCAGATGGACAAGAATGCAGAGTATTACAAGGCAACGAAGATAACTGAGACAGAAATGTTTCAGTACGGAATGGATACCAACATTGGTAACGCATTTGTGTATGGGGATTTAGAAGCGGTTGATACCGTCACTTTCCCGGAAATCGGTGGAGAATACCTGTACGTGAAAAAGGTAGAAGAACATTACAATATGCACACCCGAACGGTTACATATACGGACTCCAACGGTAAGACACAAACACGAACCGAGACATACTGGGAATGGGATTATGCCGGTAGCGAGGAAGTCCATAGCCATAAAATTAGATTTTGCGGTATTGAGATGGATTATCCCAAAGTGGCTATGCCTGGAACGGATTACATAGACACGATAAATGAATCTGGATTTGTGAGATTCAAATATTATGGATGTAATCCGAAATATACTGGCACAGTCTATACCGATTTGCGAGATGGAACCATGAAAGATGATTCGCCGTTTTACGTTGAACAGGACATAGAAGCAACAGTTAAGTATTTGACTTCAGGTTTCCCTGTTATATTATTTTGGGTCATTTGGATTATATTGACTGGTGTTTCAGTTATTGGATTTATCTGTTTGGATAACAAATGGTTGGAGGATTGAATGATTTTCACTTACTTCAGAGTTGTCCTGTTCCCTATTACGTGGGAGTGGGTTGAATTCATAAATGAAAGTCCTGTAAAGCAGGCAATACGACCGAATCAAGCCGGTAAGCACGGGATTCCTTACCCTTGTGAGCGGTCGAGGCATCCAGAGTAGCTATTGCCCAGGGTTCAATTAGATAATGCGTATAATAATGTGGAATCCCAAGAAACATTATCTCGTGAATCGGGGCCAAAGGTAGCGTTGAAATGCGGTAGTTGCTGAAAAGCCGCATAACATTACCATATCTGGTAAAACATCCGGTTGGCATAATTCCGACCGGATTGAAGGGAGATGGCTCAGTGGTAGAGTGCGGAGAAGCCGACGAAACACTCCGAAGTCACAGGTTCGATTCCTGTTCTCCCTATTCCGCATACTTGTGCTGAATATGCGGATTTGATTTTTTTCATACTTGACCTCTACCTCATAGCCAATAGGCTGTTAAGGCGGCTTACGACCGCCGTGAGGTTTTACAGCCTGGGAAGGATACACAAGAGAACTGGGCGTTGCAATCCGTCTGGAACGGTAAACGCAGGGGAGTATCCATGCCAATGAGTGGTTATCATTGGTATTTGTAGTAGCTGTCATAGCTCAAATGGTAGAGCAATCGCCCTGTAAGCGATAGGTTGTCGGTTCGAATCCGGTTGATAGCTTGGAACGTTTTTACCATGCAGTATATGGTCAGGCTGCTTCCTGTTTGAGGCAGTCGGATAATAGTTGGCAGACGTGTCACCTGTATGGGAGTTCCATGAATGCACTTTTGCGCGCAGAGTAAACTGTTCAAATCCTGCATGTCCTTGCAGACATAAGATGGGCGGCAGCCGGATAAGCCATATAAACCGACCTTGGCAAGCAGGAGCTAACTGCTGCAGGAGAGGTAGACAGGCTCTCCCCTGCCTATCTCCAAATGGAGAAAAGGTTCCTGGAATCGTGACAGCGGTTCTTGTAAAAACCTTGCTAAGATTTTCCCTAAAATACTTGTGGCAATTTTGTATGTGAACCGATAAGGCAAGGGGAAAAGCCTGCGGGTGAGAAGAAATTGTCCGTCCAGTTTTGCGAGGTAGCTGGACAAAAGTGGAAGAGGTCTGAAAGAGCGGAGTGGTGTTGTCACTCTGCGGAGGCAAGCGAAAGCGACAATAAGGAAGCAGACCATAAGAGGGTGAGCTGTGTGGGACTATTCCCTCTTGACACCGGGAAAGACTGGATATGTGCACATATTTAAGTTGTCGGTGAAATGCTTGAAACCGAACTGGTCTTGTATGCACTATGTGATGGCGCGAAGCCGCCGTATACACGCGAAAAGTTGGGAGTAAGGGCGAGATTTAATCTTTATCTGGAATCCAGAGAAAACTCCATAGCGCAAACGCATGGCGCGATAAAAATGTTGCTAACGGGCGCAGGCCCGTTCTGGGGATTTAGCTGAGAGGCATAGCGATAGGTTGTTAATCTATGTACATCGGTTCAAGTCCGATAATCCCCTTTAGCGAAAACCAGGTGACTACCCTTCCATAACCAGATATTCCTGGGTTCGATGCCCAGAGTGTCCATTGTAGTAAAAGTTTATTAATCGTAAAGGTGTGTGTAATATGAGATTTATTAGAGAAACCAATCATTCTTCTGCAATTATTTGTGGAAAACTTTATAGAACAAATAATGCGGAAGTAATTGGCGAACAAAATGGTAGAAAATATTTTATGACTCTTAGAAGAAACTTCTTTTCGGCAAAATGTGAATTTGAAGATTATCAAGATGCATATGGAGATGGTCACATAATTACAATTTACTCTGATATTAGAATGGAATCAGTAGAAAAAGCAAAAGAGATTCTTGGATTTACTGATGTTAAGCGATATTGTGAAGTTTTTGGACAAGTAGAAGAAGCATAGATTTATGGGCTATCGCCAAGCGGTAAGGCACAGGACTTTGACTCCTGTATTCGTTGGTTCGAATCCAACTAGCCCAACTTAGGCAAGGATAGTGATTGCAACACGAAAGCGGTAAGCCTTAACCGTTTCCTTGCCTAAATCCAAATTGAGGCAATTACTTGAAAGGTAGGTAATTAAAATGACAGCAAGAAGTTTATTTATAAATAAAGATAGAATGCTCAACATTCGCCAAGAATTGGCTATGTTAGTTGGGCTTAATGAAGCCATTGTTCTCAACCAGATTGAATACTGGTTGGAGTTTAATGAGCGGAGCGGAAAGAATTTTATTGATGGAAGATACTGGACATTTAATACATATGAGGATTGGCAAAGAGATAATTTTCCTTTTTGGTCGATTCCAACAATTAAACGGATTTTTGCAAAATTAGAAAAGGACGGATATGTAATTTCCGCAAATCATAATACATATTCGTTTGATAAGACAAAATGGTATTCGATAGATTATAAAAAACTTGAGGAATCTATGATGAACAATCGAACGTATCAAAATGATACGACGGACGTATCATTTTGCGACATTCGAGCAAATCAAGATGAACCAACCAATACCAGAGAGTACTATACAGAGAATACATCAAAGAGTACACTAAATTCTTTTTCTAAAGAAAAAGGAGGAGCGAATACTCCGACCGATAGAATCGGTGCGAAGGACGATGTGTTCCACAATGATGGAAAAGACGTAAAAGGCGAAGTGCTTACAAGAACAATCAGGTTGTGTCGAGATAAATTATTTTACGATGATGATAGTGTAGTAGAGAACATAATAAATACCATCAGTTATTATTTTGACAAATATCACGAGCATACAGGAGGATTTCACCCAAGAATGTCAGACCAAACGCTGATTAAGGTTATCGAAAAGCTTGTTGAAGGAAGTAAAGATTTCGAGGACCTAATTTCGTTTGATAATGGGTATTATTCTTTGATTGATAAGCATTTTACTGTAAACTATGGAAAAAATATAGATTGGCATTTACCACATTTTGCAACGGAGGGAATAATACAAAGGCTTGCTTACAAGTCAGATTATTATTGAAAATAAAGCACGATGAACAGAAAGTGTGAGTTTCTTGATATTGATTATGAGTGGGACGATGAAGCAAATGATGAAGTCAACATATACCAGTGCCAGAAAGAAAATGAAGTAGGACTGCAAGTACACGGCATTGGCTGTCCATATTTCAAAGAATTTATAGCACCTGAATACATAGAAAAAGATACAGAATGCGATAAATGTGATATTTTACCGATGTGTATTGTAAATGGAAATTGCGTAGAAGTTACAACGTCAATGGATTCCAGAAGTCATTACATTCTCGGGGTCTGTGCAATATGTGATAAGTAAGGATTGGAGGACATTCGTATGCAGGTCACAAAACACGCCAAAGAGCGATTGAAAGAGCGGTGCGGTCTGAATGATAAATCTTCGGAGCGGATGGCAAAAATCGCATATGAGAAAGGTCTGCGTCATGGGGATTTGACCGGCAATCTGAAAAAGTGGGTGGACAAGCAGTATTTCTATAATCGTAGAGCGAACCAGATTCGGCTTTACGGGGATAAGGCGTACATATTCCATAACCAGAACTTAATTACTGTGATTCAGATACCGCATAACCTTGTCAAAGAGGTTGTGCGGATTAGTAAGGAGGGGAATGAAATTTGATTATAGCAAGAGTGGTTGATTTTATAAAGTCATGGCTGTATTATCCTGAAATGAAACGGTATTTAAGAGAAAAATGTAATGTCTGTTATCAAAAAAGCAGAGTTAAGTACGCATGGTGGCATTGCCATGCGGGTAAGTTGAAGAATCGGAGGTAGTTCTATGTTTGATATTGAAAAAGCCCGGAGTAAAGGAATGGATGAGCGGACAATAAAGATTCTTCAGGACATCAATGAGAATAACCAGAAAGAGGAATCCTGCCGGCGGCATGAGTTTGAACGTGAGAAAATCAATGGCCTACCGAAGTATCGGTGCAAAAATTGTGGGTGCATGGAAGATGTTTCTTTTGTGAAAGGATATATGAGGGGATTAGAGCATGTGAAAATCAATTATCAGAAAGAAATCTTAAATGCGACACCAAGTCCTAGGGAGGCCTGAAATGGAAATAAAGAAAATTATAGCTGATAAGCGTCCAATGTTCTGCTGTGAGTGTCCATTAAATGTTTCGACCATTAGAACCTTAAAGAAAGGCCAGTGTGGTAAGCAAGAAATTTTTAGAAATCACAGCGGATGGGACGTTGGGGGAAAAGTGCCGGACGAACGGTGTTTGATTGAAGTGGAGGTATAGCATGGCAAGTATCATATCGAAAACAGATGATGGAAGTTTTTCAGTGGAATGTCCACTCATAGATATTGGCAAAAAGGATTATGTCAAGAGAACGGATTATGAGAAAGTAATATTAAAAGCATTTGATGAGGTAGAGAAGTATAAAACGGCTTTTGATAATGCAAAACAGGAGAGAGATAAACTGGTTTCTGAAATGCAGTCACATATTGACTGCCTAAAAGCCGAATTACTGGAAGTACAGTGCCATTCTGATAAATTGAAACAGGAATTGACGATGAAAGATGGAACCAAAATGTTTGATACTCTTATGGAAAATTCTTCTGGAGAGGCAAGGGAACTTCTTTCTCGGAATTTGTATGAAAATTTGTGCTGTGTTGAGTTGAATCAAGCAAAGGGACTGCTTCTTCCGTCAGAGCCTATTGATGTAGCTTCTATGCTTATCAAGGCTACGAGAACTGTAAGAACAAACTTGATTCAGAAAGCGTTTAATCCCAATATGTCAGATGAATATGAGATAGATAAATATTCTAAAAGTGATTTGCGGCAGATTGCGGAGCATTTGCTGGCGTACTGCAATAACAGTGAGAACGAAGAATAAAGGAGCAGGTAAAATGTATCCAGTAGAATTTCCAGAACAGAATAGCGTATTTGTAGCAGATGGATGTGACGATTTGCCAGCTTGCAATCAGTATAACGAGCAGTTTATGACTGACGAAGTGATTTCTTTGTGGCAGCTTTCAGATGATGACTTAGTGTCGATTTTGAAACAGTTGAAAGCAGGTATAAGACCAGCAATTCATTTATCTGTGATTGGCGGTCAACCTCCGGTAAGTATGTGGGTAAGGAAGAATGAAGATTGACGATAAAGTAATCAAAAGGATTGAACAGGCTTTCGGAATCCAGTTGTATAACTGGCAGAAAGATTATCTTCTTGGAAAGCGAGATATTATAGAATACGGTCGCAATAACGGAAAGACTTTTGCTTATTGCATCAAATTGCTCTTGTCGGACGGAGCGCCGATAAAGCGCAGAGAACTGCGTAAATACGCAGATGGTTATGGAAACCGATATCAGGAATGTTTTGCCGGATATGCGTTGGAAATCAATGATAAACTGATGGCAGCAGGGTTTGAAACGAGGTTAGAGAAATGAAACGAAGGTTTAATAAAGGGGACATTGTTCTTTGCACAAAGTTTTCTATCGAACAGAATATGGTAATTGATGAAAGCGGAATCAAAGTTGTACCATGTGTTGATGATACGTGGTTTAACAGAAAGGCTTATGTCAGTAAAGTCTATAAGGAATACATGGAGCAAACACTTGGTGGAACATATGAGGACGAGAACGAATATGAGATAACTTTCCTTGATGATGGAAATACATTGGCGTGGGTAAGTGGAAACGACTTAACGCTCATGATGAGAAACGATTGTGCTCATAAGAATCGGAACTATATTTTCTAAGTTTGCTGGGAGGATGGAATAAATGCTTTTAAGTCCAGAAAGGGAATATGATATTCCTCTGAGACACTGTACAATAAAAATTGATGAAAACTTATATCCAGCCGAAATGCAGGAGCACAGGTTGATTTCAGAAGGACTCAATGCAAATATGAAAAAAGTTACAGATTGTAGAATCATTCGAAAATATATTTTTGAGAAGCCAATCGCCGTATTCAAACCAGAACCTTTTAAAGTTGAATGTGACGATGGACATTGTAGCATATGTTACATGGGTGATAATAGGTTATCAATAATTGAAATGGAAGGGACTAAGATGGATTTTTCAAAAGCAATGAATCCGCCAGAAGATGGATTTGACGGGCAAGCGGATATAAAAGACGGATGGATTATCTGTCCTTATTGTCAGAAAAAACAGTTTAAAGTAAATTCTGATACGCGGATAGAGAAAATGCCATATAAGTGCAAAAACAGTAGATGTCGGAAGGAGATAATTGTAAATGTGGAGTAAGATAAAGCATTACATGAAGTGGAATTTTATGACAGGCCATATTAGTATTGGGAATCTTACAGTATATGGGAGAAATGCCATGCATTGGGGAGTACAACTACATACTAAAAAATACGGGTATATTTGTTTTAGGTTGCCTTTTCTATGTGATGGACATTGGTGGCCGTTGTATTTCTATTGTAGTCCCAATGCAACACCTTGGGCGGCAACATTTATGATTGGGAAGAAACATGACTGCGATGATTGGGCAAAATCAAGAGTTCGTAGACTTTGCTTAGGGCATAATTTTGATGTTCATGGTTGGAATAAAGAATATGAATGCGAAAATTATGATATTCTTCGCGGCATAAATAGGGGCCTTGCAACGAGATGTTGGTATTATCAAAAATGGCAGAAAGAACATCCTGAACAGGATTAAGTTAAAAATTATGTCGATTTAAACCAGTGCCTAGTGAGCCTTCGACCTTTGCGAAATAAACAGAGGAAGGAGGCTTTTCTTATGAATTTCCAGGAACACCGGGAATTAATCAAAAAATTAAAGAGGCAGATTACAGAGCCGCCATCTTTGGACATTTTGCAACTTCTTCTGTCCGAACTTCAATATACGATGCAGGATAACCCGGATTTGGGTGCAGATGAACGAAAATATGTGTTTTCCTATTCAGGATTCATTAAGCGTTGGTCGCTACAGCGCTTACAGCAGACGCTGGACCCTCAATGGGACAGACTGTACTGGGATACAATGTTGTTTGAAGCCAGAAATCGTGTGGTGGATAGCTACTTGATTTATCTGGAGAAGAATCGGGACCCGGAGGATAGATTTTATGAGCCACGCCGCAAGCAATTCCTGAAAATGGGTTTCACGCAAGCATTACAGGATTTGATTGATGATGAAATAGATATTTTGAGCATATCTACCGTACCTGGGAGCGGAAAGACCACGCTCGGAGAAATGTTTATGTCTGGGTTCATGGGATGGTTTCCGGATTTGTGTAACCTGTTTTCATCCCACAGCGGTCATGTTACCCGGATGGTTTATCAGGTTGTTTGCAATATCATTGGAATTGGTTTGAAGCCCGGACAGATGCCGGAATACACATGGAGAGAAATATTTCCAAATGTTGAGGTAGAAAGCAACAATGCAAACGAACAGGAAATCAATCTTGGAAAGTTTAAGCCATTTAAGACACTGACCTGCAGAGCGTTGGGAGCTTCGCAGACAGGTGTTACCCGATGTGAGGGCATTCTGTATTGTGATGACTTGTGTTCTGGTATTGAAATGGCTCTTTCTAAAATTCGTCTGGATAAACTCTGGACGATGTATAGTACAGATTTAAAAACCAGAAAGAAAAAGGGAAAACGAGGAAGAACCTGCAAGGAACTTCATATTGCGACTAGATGGTCTGTATGGGATGTAATTGGGCGTATAAAAACTATCTATCAAAGTAATAAGCGCTGCCGTTTCATTTCAGTGCCGGATATTGACCCGGCAACAGGGGAAAGCAATTTTGATTATGATTATGGCGTTGGATTCGATGTGGAGTATTTTGAAGATATCGAAAAGTCGCTGGATGATATTACATATAAGTGTTTATACAAGAATGAACCCGTAGAACGCGAGGGAATCCTCTACAATCCAGATATGTTACGGCGGTATTATGGAGAGCTGCCGCCAAAGGAGCCAGATGCTATATGGGCGTTCTGCGATACGAAAGATACGGGTACGGATTATAACTGCTTAGGGGTGTTCTATCAGTATGGGGAGGATTATTATCTACATGATGTTGTATTCCAGAGCATTGACCCCTATTTGCTTGACGACTTGAATGCAGAATGCCTGGTTCGGAACAATGTTCAGATTGCGGTATTTGAAAGTAATAAAGAGGGTAGCAGAACCGGCGATAAGGTTCAGGAAAAAGTAAAAGAAAAAGGTGGGCGAGCCAGCATTGAAAAGAGATTCACAACTACCAATAAGGAAACGAAGATTATCGTCAATAGTCCATGGGTAATTCAGCATGTGCTATTTAAGCACCCAGATTGTTATGAGGTTAAATCTGATTATGGGCAATTCATGTCGTGGTTGTGCGCATACAGTCAGTTGGCGAAGAATGCTCACGATGATGCACCCGATATGGTAGCCATGTTAGCTGTTTACAGAAGCGGCGGAGGTGTAGCTTCAGCAAAGCCTATGTCACGACCATTCTGAATTAAGGAGGACAAGAATCATGCAAGCTTTGACAAGAGAGTATCTGGCAACTTATGTGTACCTGGAATCTGAAATCAAAAGAATTCGGGGCAGAATAAAATATTATGAAAATCATCCGGTTCAGCAACAGTATGGCATCGTAAAAGGCTCTATGAAGCAGTTTCCATTTACTGAATGTCATTTTGTGGTTTCTGGTCCAACTATAAAGTCGAACTCAGAACGGGAAAAAATGGTACGCCAGTTGATTATCGACCTCAAAGGTAATGAACAACTTTTTGAAGATATGAAATTAGATATTGAGACTTTTTTGGAAACACTACCTGCTGAGGATATTGAAATTAAGCATATTTTAGGATTAAAGTATGTAGAACGCAAATCCGATGGAGAAATAGCGAAGAAATTGAATTATAGCAGGAGGACCATAGGGCTTAAGATTGATAAGTTTCTGAATGCGATTCAAAAAGAAAAGAAGTAGCAATTTAGGTGATAAAATCGGAGTTAAGAAATATACTCCTACAAGTTCATTTGCGCAACATGCATCGGGTGTATATCGTCAATCAATACCTCTTTCTTCTTTTGCATTACCTGATGGGGCCATACCGATGTGCGTTAATTATACTCGCGTCACAAATCCAAATACAGCGATTGCCGTTGGTTTTGATGCTGATACGCAAGGTCAAATAAGGCCGGATCGCGTATACATGATGTCAAATTCACCATTTACCGGAGTAGTAGAATTACAGGTAGTATATTACATGCCTTAAATACACAAAATGATTATTACACTGCTTTAATCAGAATTTAAAATGCAGCTCTCCGTATCGCGATAAAATAAAAATCCACTTCTGCATTTTTAAGTAATATAGGATTTGTTGATGCAGTATTCAATACGCGTATATATTGTTGGTTTGCATTAATTGAGTAACTATCACTTATTGACGCTATTGGATAGTAATTAGTATTTGGATTTACGATAACCCCATAATCATTTGTTGTCCCGGTAAGATGCAACATCACTAAATTGCTACTTTATTCATCTTTGCCACAAATGCCACCCTGGATATGTTAAAATGGTATTAGTAAAAAGTATGCGAGACATCCAAATCAAATTAAGGATGTTTGATATAACTATTAATATTGAAATAAATGCAAGCCGTTGAAGGATATAGAAAATCCTCCAACGGCCTTACTTTTTTGACATAATAGGGTAAAAGCTGATGAACAGTAATAGTTTTATTGATTTATGCCAGGGACATTTTGGTAGAAAAATTGCATATACGAATGTCGATAGAATTACCAAAGAAAATGTTGTTGGTGTCGTTGGTAAGGCCATTTCAGTTCTGAATTACAATCGACCGGCGATACGGTATCTTTACGATTACTACAAGGGTGACCAGCCGATTCATTACCGTGAAAAGAAAGTGCGGCCTGACATCAATAATAGGACTTGTGAAAATCATGCTCTTGAGATTGTTCGATTCAGTACCAGTCAGACATATGGGGAGCCGATACAGTATGTCAGCCGAAAAACAGATAAAAAAATCAATGATGCCGTGGATAAACTAAATGATTACATGAAGGACGCTCATCGACAGGCCAGAGATATCAAGCTTGGAATTTTTCAGAGTGCCGTTGGAACTGCCTACAAGGTAACGCTTAAAGGAAAGTCAACAGATATTGTTCCGTTCCGAATCCATATTCCGAATCCGCTGAATACGATTGTTGTGTATTCGGCCAAAGATGATTCAGATATGCTTTCCATTCAGGTATTGAAGGATGAAAAGGACGAACAGTATTATCAGTGCTATTCGGATGATTTATATTTCATCATCAAAGGCGGTAGAGTAATTGATTCTGGAATAAATGGTTTTGGCGGTATTCCGATTGTGGAGTATCCGAATAATCCGGACAGGCTCTCCGACATTGAAATTGTGATTACGCTTCTCGACCAGATTAACAAAATGCAGTCTGATAGGATGAATGGCATTGAGCAGTTTATTCAGGCATTTATGCTTTTTAAGAACTGTGAGATTGATGAGAAGAAGTTTTTACAGATGTGTGACCTTGGTGCTGTGGAGGTTAAAGATTCCGGTCAGGGAATGCAATCAGATGTAAAACTCATGACGGCTGAATTGAATCAGCAGCAGACGCAAGTAGCCAAGGATGATGTATATCGGCAGGTACTTGTCGTTGAAGGAATGCCAGACCGGCAGCAGAATACCGGCGGTGATACCGGACAGGCGGTTTATCTGAGAAATGGTTGGGATTTTGCAGAGCAGAGAGCGAAGCTGGACGAGCCGTTCACAATCGAAGCGGAAAAGAAACATGCTCAAATCGTTCTGAATGTAATTAAGCAAACAACCAATGATGTGCCACTGACTGTCAGAGATTTTGATGTGAAAACCACTAGAAATTCCACTGACAATATGTTGGTTAAGGCCCAATCGTTGGATTACTTGCTGAAAAATAAGATTCATCCGCTGATTGCAATTACTGTATGCGGGCTGTTTGGTGACCCGGAAAAGGTTTGGACGCAAAGTAAGCCGTACATGGATACTATTTTCAAGACACAGCTTCAGCTTGATGCTGAGGCAGAAAAAGAGAGAGCGATAGCGCTTCTTGAAAAACAGAATAACTCAGTTAAAAGAGGGGAAGTCGAGTAGACTTCTTCTTTTTATATTCAAAATATGGAGCCATCCGTTAAATGGTAGAATCCGGCAGGAGCAACCTGCGTAATCAAAAGCGTGGATTAGAAAGGGGAATAACATGACAAGAGAACAGGCAAAGAAGAATCTGGTTGCGCTTGGCGTCGAGGAGCCTACTGATGAGCAGGTAACCAATTACCTAAATCAGCACAATGGAGAAGTAAAGAAATATCAGGAAGACGCTGAGAAATGGAAAAAAGAAGCTGAAAAGGCGGAGGAGCTGCAAACCAAACTTGATGGTCTTGAGCAACAGAATCTTACCGAATTGGAAAAGGAGAAGAAAGCCAGAGAGGCAGCGGAAAAGAGAACGGCAGATTTACAGAAGCAGCTTACAACTTCCGCAGTCGAAGCGATTTTCGCAAAAGCAAACCTTTCCGGCGAGGAGTTTTCCGGGATGATTGGCGCATTATCCGGGCTTGATTTGGAGGCGGCAAAGACCAGCGCAGAATCTTTTGTCAATGGAATCTCCAAACGCGACGAAGCGAACAAGACCCAGTGGCAGAAAGAAACTTTTGACAAAACTCCGAATCCGGGTGGTGGTGGCGACCCGGACCCGAAAGGCGGAGATAAGAGTGCGGCCGCTGAATATGCGAAGAAATATTCGCAGGAACATAACCCACAGCCGACTCCGGTTTCGGTGCCGACTCAAACAATGACATTTTAAGGAGGATATGACATGGCTTACATGAAGGTTGAGCAGGGATATAGCCTGCCGAATTTTTTAGAATCTGCCGTTGGTCTGGTTCAGAAAACCGAGATGGTTACTCAGACGATGGCAACCACCGTAGGAAACAAGAAACTGATTTATGGCGGTACTGCGTTCCCTTCGAATGATGACACGGCAACCGGTATCGTGTTTGAAACCGTTGATATGACTGACGATACAAATCGTCCAGCCAGCATTATCAAAGCTGGAAGAATCTATGAAAATAGATTAAAGACGCCGTTGTCCAGCGAAGCCAAGACAGCTTTGGAGAAAAAAGGATTTGTAATTCTTGATGCTCCAGAATGTGAATTTTAATTGGAGGTGTAAAGATGCCATTTAATGTATTAGATACAATTAATGTTACAGAGAGATTAAATTTTTCTCAGAACTTCTCCGTTGCAAGGCCAACTGTTCTGGATACCATTTTCCCGGACGTGAAGACACAGCACTTCAAGGCTGAGTATTATCGGCTGATGCAGGGACAGAATTTGCCGACTCCTGCATTTGTGCATGCGCTGGATTCCGAGGCGCACATCGGTACCAGGCCAACTTTCGAGAAGGTTCTGACTGAGAAACTGTTTATCAAGGAGAAAATCAACCAGTCCGAGCAGCTTCAGATGTATATCAACAATGGTGTACCGGATGATAACGGTCTGGTGAACTGGGTATTTGACGATATGGGCAGACTGTCCGAGAGCGTTGTTACCCGTACCAAGATTGCCAAAGGTCAGGCAATGAGCCGTGGTGTAATGAAAATCAAGGAAAACAATCTGGATATGGTGATTGATTTTGGTGTTCCTGTGGCTCATAAAATCACTTTTGGTGATTGGTCTAACCCAGAATATGATATCTTTGGTGACATCATGAAGGCAGTTAAAATGCTGAAGGATGAGGGTAAAATTCCGTCCAGAATGCTGACCTCTGATACCCAGATTCAGCGCATGAGAAAGAACAAGGGCATCCAATCCGCAATCTACGGTAATATCAATGCGGGTAGACTGGTTACCATGAATGAACTTCGGTCTATCATCATGGAGGAGTTCGGCCTTCAAATTGCTGCCTGTGATGAAAGATATGCCTACATCAAGGCTGATGGTTCCAGAGTGAATGGTCGCTACTTCGATGAGGACAAGGTTACCTTCTATACGGCGGATGTATCTGGTAGGGCTGGTACTGGTTTGTGGGGACCGACTCCGGAGGAGGCTGAGTATGCTGCATTCCAGGAAGCATTGCAGAAAATGTTTGTAACCGTGACCATGTGGGCGACTAAGGATCCGGTTGCAAAGTGGACGAAAGCTTCTGGTATGTTTATCCCGGTTCTTCCGGACGTATATGGTATGGTAATCGCTACGGTTACCACTGCTGAGAACACTCTTGGCACTCTGACTGTGGAATCATCCGCCGGTTCTGCAAGTGGAGCAACGAAGCTGACTGTTTCCCCGGCAAAGGCAAGTGGAAATTCCTATAAGTACAAAGTCGGTGATTCCGTAACCGCTGTTGTCTTCGGTCAGAATGTCCAGACCTGGACTGCATGGGATGGCTCTGATGACATTACAGCGCAGACTGGGAAGACCATTACCGTAGTTGAGTGCGATTCAGCATACAAGGCTCTGAAAGCCGGTAGCGCAACGGTGACCGCAAAGGCAGGTTGATTGTGAGGTGAAATGAGTGGAAGCGGAGATTCTGGATGATGTAATTACATATCTTGGTGACGAGGTGGCCGAAAAAGATGTGTCGGTTCTGTTCATCTTAATCCAGAGAGCAATCCGAAAAGTTTGTGCGAAGCGGTATCCGTTTGGATACACGGACACGGAGAAAGAGACAGCGGTTGAGCGGTATCGGGACACGATATTTGCCGCCGCTGTTTATTATTGGGCGAAACAAGGGGCTGATGGTGAAAGCTCTCACAGCGAGAATGGAATTAGCCGTGCCTATGAAAAAGAGGACGATATCTATTTTGATGTTGTACCAATGGCAAAAATTTTATAAACCGTTTAAGGAGAATTTTAACTATGATTTACGATTACAAGAATAGAGAAATTCATTTTGAGAACCCGAAAGAGGAAACAGATTACAAGGCACATATGGCGGAGTATGGACCAGGAACAGGAAAGACACATCCGGATGACTGTCCGTATTGTGCAGCGCGGGGCTGGAAAACATTCCCTGGTACTACATTTGAAGCTGAGTGCGATAAGTGGGCGGAGGAACATCCTGACGAAGTGGCCGAGGCAGATGCATAAAGTAAGGTAACTCTCCTTTAAGACGGTGCGTGTCTGGCCGATACCTCCCCGGCCGGGCGCAGGGTGTGTGCTGTGAATGGTGGTGGGCAAGCGCATTTTTCTTTTGTGGAGGTAATGGAGGTAAGGAAGAATGATTTTTAAAGAAGCTTATGAGGCGATGAAGCAGGGCGCAGATATTAAAAGACCATCATGGAAAGGTTTCTGGCGCAAAGAGAACGGAACCATTGTTATGTATTGTAAAGACGGCTCTAAGGTTCCGTTTATGGAAACAGAGTGTATCTTTGTTGATATCGACCACATGATGGTCGATGATTGGGAAATTGTTGACGGGGATTCCATTACGGGACTTGACGTGTCCACTTTTACATTCGGCGAGGCAATATCTCGTATGAAGAGAGGAGAGCGTGTTGCCCGTAAGGGCTGGAATGGAAAAAATCAGTACATTCAGCTGGCAACTAATATCAGCTATATTGACGCAGAGGGAAACGCTGTGAATGTGGAGCATGAAGCAATCGGAAATAAAGCCATTGCCTTTGTCGGAACGTCTGGAGTGCAGATGGGATGGCTTGCTTCACAGGCTGATATGCTGGCAGAGGATTGGGTTCTGGTTGAGTGATAAGGCGGTGGGCACTATGAGAGGACTGAAACGCAATAAGCAAAAGATGTGGTATCAGCTCTATTCAGAACACATTCCGGTCTATGAGACAGACCTTGATGGTAACATCATCTATGACCCCGTGACCGGAGAACCACTTATAACGGGAGATTTTACCGTTGGATATGCTGACCCTGTGGAGTTTCGGGCAAATGTATCAGCCGCCAGAGGAGAAGCGAATACGGACCCATTCGGCGTTGATTTGGCGTATGACAAAACTGTTGCCACCTGTGACATGAATTTACCGATTGATGAATTGTCGGTGCTGTTCGTGGATAAGAAACCAGAATTTGGTGCAGATGGGAAGTTGACCAATAAGCCAGATTATAAGGTTGTTAAGGTGGCAAAGTCTTTGAATTCGGTTTTGTATGCGATTCGGAAAGTGACGGAAGGGAAAGCAAAATGATTCGGCATGAAACATATAGATTCGAGCAGTGCAAAGTAACGTTTAATAAGGATATTTATTCAGCCATTCTGGAACGAAGAGAAGGAGAGGAAGAACAATATCCAACAGTTATACTGGATCATCGACCGATAAGAGAAGACAGCGTTGATTTACAAATGATTCCTTGTATTTTGGAATTTAAGAATGAGAAAGCCATTGATGATTTGATTGATGTCTTGAAACATTTAAAGGAGACGTGGAAAACGGAGGGACGGGACGATGGCGAAATATAAGAAGAAACCAGTTGAGATTGAAGCATTTCAGTACGACGGGGATTTAAAAGGAAAAGACGGCAAATGGTATGTTCCGGAATGGGCGATAAAGGCTTTTGAAGATGGCGTCATGTACTATGACAGTCTGGAGTGTGATTTGCCGCCCGTAGAGCTGTTTATTAAAACGCTTGAGGGTGTCCATCATGCCAGTGTGGGAGATTATATCATTCAAGGCGTAAACGGAGAACTTTACCCATGCAAGCCGGATATATTCGAGAAAACCTATGACAAGGTTATGCCGCTGTCTCCGTTGCTTGAGTAGGTGTTTGTATGGGAAAACGAATAATCCGTGGAGAACTGTCCTCAAAGGGAATCCAGAGCATTATCGACCAACTTCAAGACTACAAACAAGACTTGCACCGCAAGACTGAACTGTTGTGTAAGCGGTTGGCAGAAGTTGGATTGACCGTGGCGCAGACGAAAATCGGAGAATCTCCGCTGGGTAAGACAATCTCCTTGCGAATTGATATGGAACCATCAAAGGCAGGCTGCAAAGCCATGCTGATTGCGTCTGGACAGACAAAATCAAATGATTATGGCACCGTAAATACGCTTTTGCTCGTTGAGTTTGGTGCGGGCGTATTCTACAATCCATCAGACAATCCGAAAGCTGGGGAAATGGGGTATGGAATCGGAACTTTCCCCGGACAGATTCATGCTTTTGAAGATGGATGGTATTACTGGGGCGAAGATGAGAAGTGGCATTACACTCACGGTGTGAAAGCCACGATGCCTATGTATAGCGCTTCGGTGGCTATCCGTGAACAGGTAGCGTCAATTGCAAAGGAGGTGTTCTCGTAATGCTTGACATTTCCTCACTGGTCTATTCCAGACTGATAAACAACGAGCAGATGAAGAAATATCTGAAAGGTAGCAGTACAACTAAGAATGACACTCCATCGGCATTTCCGTATTTGTACATGAAAACATTGGGGGAGCCAACAACCAGTTCTTCCTTGCAGAATAAGCAATGCGCCATACAAGCTGCTTTTGAGATTACCATTTATGATTCTACTTCAAGTACCAAAGCGAAGCAGCTAATCTTTCTGGCGTCTGACCTTATGCAGAAGATGGGATTTACAATGAATTACGGTCCGACTGAAATAGAACGGTCCAGTACAACAGAAGCATATCGCTGGATAGCAAGGTTCAGAAGAACCTATTGCGAGGGCGATGTGATATAGCAACTAAATAACTTTGAGCCATGCAGGAAACTGTGTGGTTCTTTTTTTATTCCAAATTTTAAGGAGGATATGAACCATGGGTAAAAATTTTATAGACCTTTCTACGGCAGGCATCCAGGTTGGATATGGGATTGAAGGGACGGCAGGCCAAAAACCATCAAAGTTTATCGACCTGCCAAACCCAAAGTCAATACCTGATTTCAATCCGGAAACAGCGACTTACGATGTTACGTCTCTGAACGACACAGTTTGGAAGCGTTACATTGATGGACTGAAAGACCCAGGTGGAGCGATTGCGATTACGTTCGGAATGTCTGATGGATTCCGAGAGATGTGGAATGGTATTTGTACCGAATACGAAAGTGCAAAAACATCTGGGAAACGCATGTGGATGGAATTTTTCCACCCTGGATTGACTGAGGCATTTTTCTTTACCTGTACTCCATCAAGTCTAGGATGGTCCGCAACTGATGTGGATAGTGCCTGGGACACCACGGTATCGGTAACACCAACTGGGGAAATTGGGTGGGCAGAGCCAATTAAGCCTACACCAAAGGAACAGATTGGGTCATAAAGAAAACTGGGAGGTAAATGAACATGAGAATTTTGACGATTGGTGGCAAGGAATATCAAATTGAATTTTCCTTTGATGCGGCAGAATATAAGGCTTGTGTGGACAAAGTTTTTAAAGTGGTTTCTGGCGGCTACATTATGAAGCGTGGAATCACTGGAGAAGAGGGAAAGGCTGAAATGGCGGAGGCCATGATGGACGGAACAGCCGATATGTTTTCCGATATGGCGTCCCTGTCCATTACTTGCTTTTATGCGGGTCTGCTGGAAAATAATCCTGTTGAAGATGAAAAAGCAGCAAGGCAGTTGTTTAAACAGTTTGTAAAAGAAAATCCAAATGATGAACGTGCAACTTTTCCTGGAATGTATGAGTTCCTGAAGGGGTGCATGGAGGAAGATGGTTTTTTCAAACTGACCGGACTGGACAAGTATCTGAAGGACATGTCCGAAGCAATGGAAAAGGCAGCAAAGGAAGCAGAAAAGGAGACAGAACGGTCCACATTGCCGAAGGTTCCGACAGACCGAAAGAGGAAGTCAACTTCCACAAAATAATTTGGGAGCATTATCTTCCGCTTGCGCTAAAAATAGGTGTCCCTTATGAATTGTTCTGGCACCTCAATCCAACAAAACTGATTCCGTTTATTACAGCATATGGACAGAAACAGCAAGAACGAAGTGATGAAATGTGGATGATGGGTCAGTTTGTTATGGCGGCATTAGATGCAACTGTATGTAACATGATGCCTTTCGTTAAACGCAAAGGAAAAGGGAAATACCCTGAAAAGCCATATCGGGTAATTCCTATGACAGAAGAAGAAAGGCGGCAGGAAGAAGATAAAGAATTACAAAAATTCCTTGGTTTTGCGGATTCGTTTGAGAAAGATGTGAAAAAGAAAAATGAGGGCATGTAGGTGTTACAGCCTATTTGCCTATTTTAACAACATAGTTTCTATAAACCAATAGGGCGAGTGACTAAAGCAGTTACCCGCCTTTTTTTATATGCAGAAAAGGTAGGTGAAATCATGTCAGATGTAATTGATGATTTAAAAGTCCAAATAGACGCTAGTACGCAGAGCGCAGATGCGAAATTGGATAAGTTCATTGCAAAAATGATGAAATTCCAGTCCACAATTACTGGTCTTGAAATGTCCAATGTAAGTAATATTGCTTCCGGAATTAATCAGATATCGGCGTCCATTCAGAATTTTAATAACAGAACAAAGACGGCAGATTTTAGTAGAGTTGCTACTAGAATGAATAAACTGGCAACAGTAGATGCCCAGGGAGTTGCAGCGACAGCTCAGGCCATGTCCACATTTGCAGCTAATATGATGGGGCTTAATGATGTTCATGTGGATTCTGATGGGATTTCTAACATAGCCAATGCCATATCCAAACTAGGGCGGGCAACAGTGACAGAGGCGACGCAGAATTTGGAGTTTCTGAAAACCAGTATGAAAGATTTTATTACTGGAATGAATGGTGCCGGAAGTTTAACTTTTGATGCGAATGGATTAGTATCGCTGGTAAATAGCGTGAGCCGGCTTGGAAGCACAAATGCTACGCAGTCGGTCAAGAATCTTCCGCAGATTTCCACAGCCTTAAGGGGATTCATTACGAGTATGAATACTGTTGGAAGTGTCGCGTTCGATTTTGCTGGGCTTAATAATCTTGTGAGCAATATTACCAGATTAGGTGGTGCAAAAGCAACACAGGCCGCAACAAATCTGAAACCGATAAAGGACCAGATATTGCGATTCGTGAGTGGTTTGAATGGGATAGGTTCACTTAGCTTTGATACAACCAATCTGGCTAATCTTGTTTCTTCCATTACTAAACTGGGAGGCAAGGCGGCCACAACGGCGATTCCTAATATTCAGGCACTTGGTACGGCATTGACCCAATTAATGGCAACATTATCCCATGCACCAGCTGTAAGCCAAAATCTTATACAAATGACAACAGCCCTGGCTAGTCTGGCCGGAAATGGTTCAAGGGTTAGCAGTGCATCGACGGCGATGTACCGAGGATTAAACGTATATTCCAGTAGCGCAAGTAGAGCGACCAAAGCTACAAAAGGTTTAGTTTCCCAAATTGGTATGTTCTATGCCAAGTGTTTCTTGCTGATTCGTGGAGCCAAAGCATTGTGGAAGGCCACAGAATCATCCATGGATTATATTGAGACATTGAATTATTTTGACGCTGCATGGGGGCAGGTCGCTGGGAATGCGGCAGGGGAATGGAAGAAAGCTGGTTATGAGTCTGCTGAAGCTTATGCTAAATCTTTCAGTGAGAGAGCAAAAGCGTTGACAGGTAAAATGACAGGATTTCAACCAGATGCATATGGGAATCTAATAGCAACTGGAATGCCTAGTCTTGGATTGGACCCGGAAAAGCTTATGAATTATCAAGCTACTTTTGGTCAAATGGCATCCTCTATGGGTGTTGCTTCTGAAACTGCTTTGAAGTTATCCAATGCCCTTACTATGATTGGAGCGGATTTAGCTTCCGTAAAGAATCTTAAGTTTGAGGATGTATGGCAGGATATGGCATCTGGCATGGTCGGTATGAGCCGAACATTGGATAAGTACGGTGTCAATATTCGTAATGTGAATCTGCAAGAGAAATTATATGAGTTAGGTATAGATGCCAAAATTGCAAAACTGGGACAGCAGGACAAGGCACTTTTACGGACTATTATTTTACTCCAATCTACTAAATATGCTTGGGGTGACATGGCTGATACGATAGGACAGCCAGCAAACCAGTTACGCCTGTTACAGGCTAATTTTGCAAATTTGGCACGAACAATAGGTAACTTGCTTCTGCCTATAGTATCAAAAGTCCTTCCATACATAAACGCGCTGGTAATCGCCATACAAAGGCTATTTTCTTGGATAGGCGGTTTGTTGGGAATAAAGATAGGTGGTTTTAGTTCTTCGGTTGGTTCTGCGGCTACGGATTTTGGGGATATGGAAGATGCTGCTGACGGTATTGCAGATAGTACCGGTGATGCTGCAAAGAACACAAAGAAGATGGCAGACAACCTCCAGGAATTCGATACATTGAATGTTATTAATTCGCAAAAAGATTCCGGTAGCGGTGGAAGTGGTTCTGGCGGAGGTGCTGGTGGCCTGTTGGATGATGCTTTCAATGATGCGTTTGCTGAATATCAGCTGGCATGGGATAAGGCATTTGCGAACATGGAGAACTCAGCCCAAGAATTAGCTGATAAAATCACGAGGGCATTTCAACGTATTTGGGAGGCCGCAGAACCAACCAGGGAATCTTTAAAGAGACTTTGGAATGAAGGGCTTGCTCGTCTGGGAGATTTTACATGGACTGCTTTGAAAGATTTTTGGAGTGAATTTTTGGTTCCTGTAGGAAAATGGACCCTTGGCACCGGGCTTCCTATGCTTGTTGACAATATAAATGCTTTTTTGATGAAGATTGATTTTCCGGCAATCAATGAAGCATTAAAGAACTTCTGGCAGGCACTTACGCCATTTTCCACGAAGGTAGGAGAAGGGCTTATTGACTTTTTTGGAGATTTATTGTCCGTAGGTGCCGACTTCATTAACTTCATAGTTCCTAATGGTATAAACAGCGTAGCGGAGGCTCTAAGAAAGATTTCGCCAGATACAGCTGAAAAGATTGGTTATGCTCTTGGCGTAGTTGCAACCGGAATTATGGGATTTAAAACTGTAGATGCAGCGGTTAAGGGTGTAAAAAATATCTATAGTCCATTGCAAAAACTTTTTAAGCTAGTAGGCCCCATGAAGTATGTTGCCATTGCAGGTGGGATTGCTGGGCTTGTCTTTGCATTAGATAAGTTCGGCGTGATTGATGTGAATTGGTCTGTTTTAGCTACAGGATTTAAAAATTTGGCATCAGCGCTTGGAAAATTTGTTTCTGGTATTGGTCAGGGACTCATTAATTTCATTAAAGGGATTACACCGATTGTATCTCCGACGCTCGAAACTTTGATTAATGGTATCGGAAATGCTTTTAATTTTATGGCGGGAGTGCTAAATTCAATTCCGAAGTCAGTCATAGAAGGTTTGACACAAGCATTTATGACTTTTTTCATGGTTTGGAAAACATATAGTGGTATATCATCAATTATGGATGGGATAACTACTGCATTAAAACCACTCTCAGGCGCATTTCAGACATTTAGGATAATAATGTTAGAGTCGGCCGAAACAGGGAGTATTATAGATGGGATAACTTATGCTCTTGGTCCATCCGCATTAGGCGGAATTGCATTTACTGCAATTGCTGGTGGTATTTTGCTGATTGCACAGCGTATTATGCGAGTTACTGACGAGGCGGCTAAAAGTTCAGCAATAGGTCAATTTTCACAGGCGCTAAGTGATTTGAACGATGAAGTGTCACAAAAAACAAACCAGATTAATACAAGCTTGGATAATACAAGAAATGCTGTTGAAACCGCTGGTGTGGCAGAAGCACAGGTAGCAAGGGATTTGGCGAAAGAGTATAATGAGCTGTCCGATAAAGCCTCTTTAAGTGCAGGCGAGAAAGAACGGTTAAAGCAGGTATCAGACGACCTTGTGGATATTATTCCTAATTTAAGTAAATATATTGATGATGAAACAGGGTATTTAGATATTCAGAAAGAGTCATTGGATGCAGTAATACAAGGATATGAAAGCCTCGCACAAAAGCAGGCCGCACAAGAATACCTTGTTGAAGCATACAAAAATCAGTACGAAGCACAAAACAATGTCAACAAAGCTATTGACGAGTATAATAAGGCATTTGATAATTACTTAAAACAGGCAGGGATTGCTCCCGAGGTTATTAAGCAGATTGCTGATGGACAGTTAGATATAAATCAGGCGTATGTAGATTTTCAGAATAGTCCTAATGCTTTTGCAGAGAAATATGGGGTACAGGATGTTGCTACGCTAAAAAAGGCACTTGAGGGATTAAGAAAGGAAACAGAGGAATATAATATAAATCTGAAAAATGCTAAAGACACACAAGAGAAAGCGGAGTATCAATTAGATTCCATGAAAAGTACCATTGATGAATGTACTCAAAAGGAAAAAGAAGCTATAGAAACAGAAAAGGCAGGCATATTGGCATCTAACGAATATAAACAATCCTTACGTGACTTGAATACGGAATTTTCCAATTTGGATTTAAATCTATCGGAAGATTTCATGCAAAATTTAGCTTTGGATAAGAACTTTGACATTACTCCAATTCAAGAATTTTTTAAATCTTTGGCGGAGGGTGTACAAGCATCTGGAAGTGAAGTGCAAAGTGCTTTTGAGAGTTTAGGATTATCATTGCCCAAAGAATTAGCAAATGCCATTGCTAAAATGGAACCGGAAGCCCAAACGGAAGTTACAAAGATGCTTATGCAAATCAAAAGTGGTGCTGAAGTCCAGACACCGGAAATAAAATCATTGTTTGAGAAAATTGGTTATGATTTACCAGATGCAATAGTGAAAAACTTTTCAGAAAAAGAACCTACAGTGCAGAATTCGACAATGGATTTGCTTGCCGGAATACAAAATGGGCACAGTTTGACCGAAGGACATTTAATTGAATTATTTGCCGGGTTGGGAGTGAAAGTTCCAGAAGCTCTAATAGAACAGTTGGGTGATTCAAAAACAAGTGCCGAAGTACAGGCTAAGGCAGTTGAGTTATTGGCACAAATTTCATCAGCAGAAGAATCAGAGCGCCCTGGACTTATTGAAAAACTTAAGACGCTTGGAATTGATGGGGCTGATAGTCTGGCGGAAGGTATAAAAAGTGGCCAAAGCACAGTAGAGACTGAAACTAAAAATCTTGCTGGTGCAGCTAAAACTACCATGAATAATGAGTTTAATCCAAATGATAAAGGAGTTGGTTCTCTTTATGATGCTGGAGCCAATGCAAGTAAGGGATTCTGGCAGGGAATGAAGGACTGGTGGGATGATTCATGGCTTGGGAGAAAGGTTGATGAATTAAAGGAAACTGTAACTGGAAAGAGGGGATTGGATGAACATAGCCCTTCCAAAATTATGGGACAGTATGGTGCATTTGCCGGTATTGGATTTAATAATGAGTTTAGTGCTGAAATGGACAAAACCGTGCCTATGATAGAACATTGGATAGATTCTATGAAATCCACGTTAAGCGGGTATCATATAGCCTTTCCTGGTTCTAATTTTACTTACACATTAGGTAATGATTTATTGAATCAATATGCTATGGCACCAAAGGTATCCTTGCCAAGCTTTAACACTGGTTCTATCAACATGGATTACACAGCAGAATTGACAGCAAGCTTAAAAGACTCTAATGCGGAATTGCTTTATGAATTGAAACGAAATAATGATTTGCTTGAACAGCTTGTAGAAAAACCTGTAATTGACGAAAATGGAATCTATAATGCTACACGCAGAGGCGTATCGAGACATTTTGCGCAAACCGGAAAGACAGGATTTAAAGGTATAGATTGATGTTGAATTATCTCCCCCAAATGTTATAATTAAATTATTACAAGTGGGGGAGGGATTTTATGTTAAGAAAATATTTTTTATTTTTGTTGTCTTGCATTGTTTTATTAGGATGTTCACAAAAGCAAGCTGGTAATGACGAGTATCATAAGGCTTCTATAATTTCGGTTCAAGAAACAACAATTAATGACAATATAATAAATGGGTTTGAAAAAGCTGATTTTAGCAAGTACAATTCTTACGCATCCGATAATGGATTAGGGAACACAAAAGTATATATTGATGGGGCCGTAAAAGAGAAATTAATTGTTGATAATATAGTATCATTATCGGTAGTTGATTTGGAAGGGAATAATTGGATTGTTCCAGTATGTGTTACAGGTGATATTTCTGAAGATATTGATGATTGCGTTGGACAGGAAGTAAGAGTGTTTGGTGTATATACTGGCTATTCTGATAAAGTTGATATGCCAGTTATACGGTGTGACAGAAAGGATACTTACATTCAGGTGGTGGATAATTCTAATTCAGTAGAGAGTCTCTACTCAAATTCAGCTTCCGATGATATTTCCGAACAATTCAAACAGAATATAATTGACTCTGCAAAGAATCTCGGAAATACGGACATAGAAAAGCAAATATATTATAATAGTTTAGTAGAGTCATTGCCATATGTAGAAGATTTAACAGTATATACATGGAACGATAGTGATGAATTTAATAAATTTCTTTTAGCAATAGGGTATTTTTATACGCACTATGAAGATGGAACGAAAGGTCACGAAATAGGAGAACTTGGGTTTCTTGTGGCAGAGGCATTGATGGCTCAAGGCAATGCTGATGTTGAAGCAACAATTTTACATATAGAGGATTTACTTTCGGATTCAAAAAGTAGCTCATTGATAACAAATAATACGGAAGAAGATATTGAACTAATAGATAAAAATGATGAGAACACAGAGCCAATTCAATTGACAACTGGGAGGTATGTGGTAGGGGAAGATATTCCGGCAGGAAAATATGATATTGTCGGAATTGAACAGGGCAATGTGCATGTGTGTAGTCCGGGTACGGATTATGGTGATATTGTTAACGAGATAATCAAGCCTGGCGAGATAACATATGCGAATGTACAACTTGTAGATGGTTGCACGGTGGAAGTGGTTCTTGGGGGCAAAATTCAACTTCAACCGAAATAGCTGGGAATATTATTGAAATATCTTTGATAAAAGGGAGAACCAGTAGATGTTGAAATTAATGCCCCATATCCTACTGCTGCGATAGCACAGTGACTTGGAGGGGATGCTATTTGAGCAAAAAAATATCTTGATTTGTTAATGGGGTGCCATTATTGGCACCCTCTTGTGATATTTCAGAGTATACGGAGAGTTTATGCTACAGAATCGAATAAATTCAATATAAATTCCCGGCCCATTTGTGTAATTCTTCTGTGATAGATAACCTTGCCGTTGTCCAAGACTTCCTGTTTAATTTCCTCATAACCCAAGTCGCTGTACTGAGAATACATGACCCACGTTTCATTTACTTTATATTGGATTTTCTTTTTGGCAAGTAGTTTGTTCAGTTCTATGGCAGACTTCAGGCCGAGTTCCTTGGCAATTTCTGTCATCGTATATGTTTTGTTGACGTGCATAAGGATGGCGTTTTTCTTTTCTGCTGCCAGACGGGCGGCTCGTTCTTCTTTCAATTTTGTTAGGAGTTCGATTCCGAAATCCGGGTTGTTCAGGATATCGTCGATTACTTTGTCGGTTGCATAGATTCCGTGTTTACGGATAGCTGGCAATACTTCTTTTGTTACCCAGCGCTTGACAGGGTGAAAACCGCATTATTTAGTGTTATTTGGTGCTGATTGTACCGTATTTTGTGGACAAGATGGGGGATTATGGACGAAATAACACTAGGTGGACGGGTGGAGTTTGTGACCTGGATTCGTATAATGGATTAGATAACGTAAAATTATGATGCGTGGATATGGACGAGTATAATAAATTTTGTTAAAATAGTAATGGGACTTAGGAGGAGAAAAAAATGGATTGGACATTGATATTTACTGCGATAGGGACCGTGGCTACAGTTATTTCAACGATTATAGCAGTAAGAGCGAAAAATGAATCGAAAAGGATATTGGAACAAATAAAAGAAGAACATAGTAGAAATATCGAAAATAAAGGAAATATGCGAGTTTCAAATAGTGGGAACAATTCCGGTATTTTAATTGGAAATAATTCGGGAGATATTCATAAATGACAAGAAATGACTACAAAATAGATAATAGTGGAAGCAATCAAGGATTGATTGTAGGAGAGAACAAAGGAAATATCGAAGTTTCAATTAAAAATGCTGTGAGAATTCCTTCGTTGATCTCAGCGGTAGTAAAATCATTGGGAGAAGTATGTTCAAGTGATGATATAGAAAGCACATTTGATTCAAAAGAGTTTAAACCAGATGAAAAGATAGAATATAATCATGTGATTAAGTATAAGGATATAATAAGATATTTTTCTGCGTATTATTCTATTTGTGAAGGGTACTTAAACGCTTATGATGACTCCAACATGAGGGGGAAAGCAAAAATATTGAATTGTGTCTATTCATGGTATATGAAGGAAAGAGGATCTATTTTGCTGGAAAACAAAGATTCTGGCAAAGAAGATATTGATATAATAAGACAAAATTCAGATAAGATAATAGACATGGTACAGGACAAAATATTTGAGACAGTAAAAGCTGCGAATGAAATAGATATTATGTACATAGAGGATATGGAATTAGGAGTGACATGTTTTACATGTTATTGCTTTATGGAATGCAAAATATTGGAGAAACCATTATGATTGTGAATGTTGAACGTGAACCGAATCGGTCTTTATATTATTTAGGTGGAATCCTATTAACTATTTTAGAACAAAAAAGAGTTATACTTATAGAAGAAATGTTATTAGAGGTTCAACAACAAATCAATGAGAAGATTCATGTAGATTTTATTTATTATGCTTTAGATTGGATTTTTATACTGTCACTTATAAAAATAAAGGAAGGAAAGGTGTATTATGAAAATAAAAAAGTTAATAGTACGCAAAACACAGCCTTCTGAAGAGATCATTAGAGACATAACATTTAATTTAAAAGGACTTAATTTGATTGTAGATAATACCCCTGAAGATCTTATTGAAAGTGGCAATAGTGTTGGTAAATCTACAACAATAAAGATAATTGATTTATGTTTAGGAGCAAAATCAATTAGAGAACTGTATTATGATTCAGATACAAGAAGTGAAAATAAAGATGTGAAAGATTTTTTGAGTGAATATAAAGTTCAGGCTGAGTTGATTTTGGTAGACAAAAAAGAGAAAATATATTCAATTAAAAGGGATTTATATCCTAGAGGAAACAAGTATATTTTTGATGAAAGTTATAATCAAAATGATTTTTGGAATGAGTTAAAGAAATTATTATTTAATTTAAGTGAGCCAAATCCAACATTTAGGCAGTTGATACCCAAATTTGTAAGATTGGAAAATACTGCGGAAGATAAGATGATAAAATATCTGCCGATAATGACTACATCGGATGACTATGATGCGATTTATAGTTTTTTGTTTCAGATATATACCGAAAAGTTAATTAGCAAAAAGAATGAACTTGCAGGAAGAATAGCTGAATGCCAGAAAACAATTCAAGCATTAGAAAAAAGTAAAAGTATAACATCATTAAGTCTTTTGAAGCAGTCGCTTGAGATTATTGATTCAGATCTGGCAGATTTATATAAGAAAAGACAGCAATTATCTTATATGGATTCTTATAGAGACGAATTAGATACAAAACGAAAGCTAACAGTACGCATCAATGATTTACAAGAAAAAATGCAGTTAGTGGATTTTGAAATAGAAAATATAAATAAGAGTATTGAAAATCTTTCCAAAGAGAAAAGGGATATTGATTTTGGTACGTTGAAAGCAATTTATACGGAAGCTCAAAGTTATGTGCCTGATTTGCAGAAGAGCTTTGAAGAAATGGTGAATTTCCATAATTCAATGATACAAAATAGGATTGACTTTATTAAAGTGCAACTATATACAAAACAGGAATTATTGGAACAATATTCAAAACAGCTATCCGAAATTTTAAAGGAGAAAGAAAAAATAACCATAGAAGTTTTGGATGAAGGATTGCTGGATGAACTGAACATGCTTAATCGAAAGATTGAAGAGTTATCATTAAAGAAAGGAGAGATACAACAATCTATTCATTTGTTGGAAGAACAGGAGCAGATACGTCAAAATCTTAATAGCGAGCTTTCTGATATTGAAAAGCAAATGAATAATGAAAAAATAGAAGATAAGATTAAGACATTCAATCAAATATTTTCTGACTATTGTCAAAGACTTTATGGAGAAAAATATTTGTTGGCTTATAACGAAAATTGGAAGGAGGAAAAAAAGTTTCCTATTAGTATTGCGTCGCTTGGAGGAAAAGTTGGAACAGGAAAGAAAAAAGCAGTTATTGTTGCATATGATTTAGCTTATATGCAATATAGTATAGAACTAGGAATGAATGTTCCACAATTCGTTATTCATGATAAAATGGAAAATACACATATAAACCAGTTAAAAACAATTTTTGAGATTTGCGAAGGTATTAAAGGACAGTATATTATCCCAATATTGCGGGAACGCATTGATAAAGTGGAGCAGAAATATATTGAAAAAGCAAAAATATTAGAATTAAGTTCCTCTGATAAGTTTTTTGGGATTTAAGTGATAGCCGATTGGTTTTCAAAACGAGAATCAGTCGGCTTTTTTTATTGCCCAAAACCCATACATAGCCATTCTGTCTTATGCAGAGTGGCTACATTATTTTTATCTTTGCCACAAATGCCACCCTGGATATGTTAAAATGGTATTGTTTAGAAGAATGTCATATTAAATAAGTTTCATAATTTTCATAAAAAAGTGATAAAATCTATATGAGAGAAATATGATAACACCTGGGTAATCCTGGGTGTTTTTGTTTGCTAAGAGGGGATGATTATGGCTTTTGAAGGATGGCTGTTAAAAATAAATGGAAAGACGTTCCCCACCAGACTTATTGCGGCTGAATCCCTAAAAATCACTCCAGACCAGATAATGGATTTAGACCCATATCGAGATGCGGATGGAGTATTGCATCGGACTGCGCTTCCACACACGGCTACCTCAATCGAATTCACAACAACTGCCTTGTATTTGAAAGATGCGGAAATACTTAATTCCTTCTTGCCGCATGACAACAGGGTGAGATGTGAAGTCGAATATTGGAATCCCAATACGTCCTCGTATGTTTCGGGGGCGTTTTATATTGCCGATGTACCATATGAATTTTATATGGTTGATGAAGAGAAGAAGGAGATTTTGTACAAACCAATTAAGGTGACATTCACAGAATATTAGGTGGTGATAATAAATGCTGGATATTCCGGAGAGCATAAAGAGTTTATTTAAGGCTGACAACATAACAAAGGACACACAGAGACATTTGAAATTGTATTTCTACAATGAAGATGTACAATTGTTATTTCCGGAGGAATCTCTGTATCCTTCTGATGAATTGTTTCCAATAGACCAAGAACCATGTTATGTGATAGATAATGAGCAGGTGCTTACAGAAGCATTGACAATCACTGAAGGCCTATGTGAAAGTGATGATTTGAAATTTGGAGAGTGTAATGCTACACAGTTTGAAATCACCGTGGCAGATGTATTGATTGACCTTACCGGCAAAGAATTCATGTTCACTGTTGAAATTGGCGGATACGAAATGGCCATGGGAATTTATAGGGTAAAAAGTTTTATAAGGTTGGAATCGGACCGCAGGAAAAAGAAAATCACCGCTTACAATCGAATGAGAAAATTTCAAACTGATGTCGCTTCATGGTATCAAGGACTGACTTTCCCAATGACGCTAAAATCTTTCAGGGATTTATTATGCGGGCATATCGGAATTGGGCAGGTTGATGTGTCTTTACCACTTGATGACATGTCAATTACAAAGACAATTGAGCCGGAGCAATTGAGTGGATTGAAAGTACTACAGGCCATATGTGAAATTAATGGGTGTTTCGGACAGGTAGATAAGACCGGGAGAGTAAAATACGTTTCACTTGAGAATGCAAGTTTATTCCCTGCTGAAGATTTATTTCCGGATGAGGATTTATTCCCTTCCCAGATGTCGCAGGGAGAGACATTATCTTTTTATAAACAGTCAGAAACCAGTTATGAAGATTATACAGTTAGGCCGATTGATAAGGTCCAGATACGTCAAGAGGAGGGAGATGTTGGTGGCTGGTCGCATGAGGAGGGTACAAATTGCTATGTAGTGCAAGGGAATTTTCTGGTATTTGGTAAATCAAGTGAAGAATTAAATGAAATTGCAGATGTTGTTTATACCCAGATAAGTGGGCGATTGTATAGACCATGTAAAATAGCTGGTCCAGCACTTCCTTGGGTTGAAGTAGGGGATGGTATTGTCTGTTATACGACAGATGATGTAATTGAAACCTATTGCCTAAAGCGGACGTTAAAAGGCATACAAGGAATGATGGATACCTATGAAGCTAAAGGAAGCCTTGAACTGGAAGAAACCTCAGGTATTCGTTCAGAGATTATTCAGCTAGAGGGAAAAGCAGCTGTAATAAAAAAATCAGTCGAGGAAGTATCGGTTAAAGTAACCGACTTAAAAGAATATGCCGAAGCTCAATTCAAAGTGGTATCTAATGAAATCACTGCTGAAGTTAAGCGTGCTCAGGATGCAGAAGCCTCTTTATCTGTAAAGGCTGATGAAATAGCTCTGCGTGTTGACGAGAAAGTTTCTAAAGGCGAAGTTACAAGCCAGCTGAATTCAGAACTAAAAATAACTGGAAATAGGATAGAGTTAACTACAGGGAATTTTATCATTACTGCAAACAATTTAACGGTTGATGAAAGTGGTAATGCTAACTTTTCAGGCAATATTAACGGTGCTTCTTTTGTTGGTGGTAGCATCAATATTGGTAATGGGAAGTTTAAGGTCAATACATCTGGAATTGTTGAAGCTACGGACGCGATAATAAAGGCTGCAACGTTCAATGCAACAGGAATTATATATGCAGAAAGAGGAATTGTGTGTAATGGAGAAGTAGAGGCAGACACAGGCTCTTTTGAAGATGTTAATGCAAAGGGTATATATTGTACTGGTACAGTATATGGAGTTGATTGGCAGTATATTTCAGATGGAAGATGTAAGGAGAATATTCAAAAAATCAGTCCTAAGGAATGTTATGAAATTATCTCCAGATTACAACCGGTAGCATATAAGCTTATAGACAGTGATATTCATAGTGTAGGGTTCATTGCGCAAGATGTGAAAACGACATTGTTGGAATTAGGGCTTGATTATACATTGGTCGGATACAGTGAAAGGCAAGGAATGTATACATTGCCATATGGTAATTATGTAGCAATTCTTGCCGGAGCAGTGCAGTATCTGGATTTGAGGTGGACAAATGGATATGAAAAAATGTGAAGAATTAGTTGTATATCGTAAAAAGGATATAGAGACCATTGTTGGTTTTATTGATAGTCTTGAATGTAAAGGCATAGCGGCAGCACGAAAGATTGGACTTTTAGCCAGTATACTAGAATCAGGGAAACCTATTAAAGACTACATAAAACAGGCGGAAAAGGAGAGTGATGGATAATGGCATATCAACCGTTCTATGAAATAACAGATTGGCAAAATCTTCCGTCACAGAAAACCCCCATAAACCGGAAGAATCTATCCCATGCGGAAAATGGTATAAAAGAGGCGGATAACCGGATTGTTCAGCTGGATTCTAAAAAGGCGGAATTATCGCTGGTGAATCTCCTGGTGCGTTCAATTGTGGTAGACGCTAAAACAGGCGTTATTACCGTTACCCAACAAAATGGAACTGTTACCACATACGATTTGGACATTGAGAAGGTAATCGCTAATTTCGATATTACAGATGATAATGTTCTGATTTTGACTCTAGCAGATGGTACAACCAAGGAAGTTGATTTGACCAAATTCGTCAACACTTTCTCCAGCACAGCAACCATTTCAATGTCGATGAAGGACCGTGTAGTAACTGCGGAGATTATTGACGGTTCCGTGACAATGGATAAATTGGATGCGGCAATTCAAGGCGAATTTCGCCAGTATATGTTGGACGCCCAATCAGCCCGTGATTCTGCTTTACAGTATCAGAAATTTGCGAAACGGTATGCTATTGGTGATTCGGAATTTGTTGGAAGCGAGACAGACAATGCCAAGTATTACTATGAGCAGACTAAGACCAACGCGGAGGTAGCGGCCTCCAACGCGCAATCAGCAGAAGTTGATTCTGAAACTGCCACAGCACAGGCAGCGATTGCTACCCAGAAAGCGACCAATGCTTCAGCTTCTGCAAATAATGCAGCGGCTGACGCTCAGATAGCAACACAAAAGGCAGAAGTGGCGACTCAGCAGGCCCAGGTGGCAGCGGAGAAGGCACAAGCTGCTTCAACTAGTGAATCAAATGCGATTGAACAGGCACAGGCGGCATCCGATAGCGCATTACTTTCTCAGCGGTATGCCGTTGGTGGCGTGGTAGCGGAAGATACACAAGACAACGCTGGTTGGTATTATCAGCAATGTAAATCAATTAAATCAGAAGTTGAGGCTACAGCTGATTTAGTTATTCCACGATTTTATATAGATTTCACAACGGGTAAATTGATGAGTGATAAGGCAGCACAGGGAATGCGTTTTTGGATTGAAAACGGCAAATTTTATGGAGAAACGGAGGCAACAGTATAATGGCTGTAGAATATGGAACGATTGCGGTTGTTCCTATGGGGACATGGGAGGATTCAAAAGATTATAATGTGGGAAACTTGGTTGAGCTGGATGGGAGTAGCTACGTTGCAAAGGTAAAGCCTCCAGCTGGTACGTCGCCTACGGATACAGCCTATTGGCAGGTATCTGCAAAAGGTGCAAGTAAGGCGACGGCTGACATTGCCGGCGTGGTGAAGCCTGATGGTGTGACTACAGAGGTAGATGCAAATGCTTCTTTATCTGTAAAAAAGGCCACACAAGCAACCGTTGGAATTGTAAAGGGAAGTAACAGTATTAAGGTGGGAAGTGATGGCGCGATTGATGTCAATACGACATTCACTCAGGCTGTTAATTTGGCGAATATTATCACTGGAGAAGCAATTGCAACCATTTTAGGCAAGGTGTCTAAAGCTATTGCCACGACAATGAATTTGAATCAGAACGCATTATTGAAAAGTATGCTTACCAGCATTGATGCAAACGATTCTAGCAAGATTCCGACTGCGGCGTATATTCATACACTGGTTGAGCGGATTGGAATGGGAACACAGTTGACCGCCGGAGCTAATTTGACGGAAGCGGCAAATAATTTAAATAGCAATTTAGCGAACAAAAATGTTATCGGGACCTATAATATTCCCAATATTACAGGTGTTTCAACGGCACCGGAAAATATCGCCAGCGGATATCATAATGTGGCGAAATATAGTAATGGACAATGCATTTATTCTGCCCTGGTATATGTCTATACATCGGCTATCTCTAACTCCGTCATTGGAACCATATCCAGCCAATATGCCCCAAAGCAGGATGTCAGCGCCTATGTATATGATTTTGCAGGAAACCGCTTCCTTATGGTGTTAATATCGTCAGATGGGACAATAAAACTGATGACGTTGGAAGGGACAGCAATACCGGAATCTGCGGTTAAAGTAAGGGGAAGTATCGTGTTTTGATAAATAATCATTTAAGCTCCCATGCGCTAAAAGCCGATGAGTTATCAGCAGCGATGCGCTGATATAGGGCGTTACTGATAGTAACGTATGTTTGAGTGGAAAATTGATTACACACAATACTACGAAAAACACCAGTCTCATTTACGGGATAATTATATGTGGTTAGATTACCCTGAGCAGGATTGCAGTAAAATATTATGTTGTGGTTTCTATAATCGTCAGCGTTGTTTTTACCTGACCATAGACCATTATTTTTTATAAGCAGCTTATCAGCTAAATTGCTACTTTAAATATTTAAAACCAAGATTACTTTATTAACTGGCCTTTTACAAGGTCTTATTTTTATGCATAGAAGGGAGAAAAAATACATTATGATTAACTATGCAAAGGCTAAATTAGCCAATGAAAGTATCTATGAAATTGTTCCTGGAGGTCTCAGGGAGAACGCAGACAAAAGCAAACTGACGATTATTGCTCTTCTGGGAAATAGAACATTGTCGGAGGTGGATAGTGAAACCGATGGGGCAGCGAACGTAACGACCATCACCATTCTTGATAGCGCCGGTGAAGAGACGGACATTAAGAAGGGGTACAAGTACCAGATTGGATGTAAAAAGCAGAAAGGCTATGTGGTCGGCAGGGAGTCAGTTGATACAGGGACTGTGGACGCAGATGGCAACGCTATTATCGAGTATCAGGATGTGACTGCTACGGTGGTAATTATCGAGCTGGTAACAGGTGATGTCCGGGCAGAACTGGACGAAACTAAAAAGGAAGTTTCCGAGTTGAATGCAACTGTTGATGCATTAGTAGTGGCAAGTTTGGAGGGATAGAAAATGTATGAGAGATTGAAAAGGTTATATGTTTCCGGGAAACTGACAGCGCTCGGTTTGGCTAATGCCGTAATCAAGGAATGGATTACTGAAGCGCAGAAGCAGGAAATTATGGCGGAAAAATAATATAGATTGGAGGTGCCATTATGAACGAGACGGACATTGCAGTAAAGCTGGAAAATCACGACCAGCAGATAAAATCCCTGAAACACCGCATGGAGGAACAGGAAGAGCAGAGTAAGACCATACAGGAATTGGTTTTGTCGGTTAAGGAACTGGCATTGAACATGCAGACTATGATTGAGGTACAGGGAAAGCAAGGGGACAGGCTGGCAAAATTGGAAGCGGCACCGGCAGAGCAGTGGAGCAGTATGAAACGAACAATCTTTAACACAATGGTAGGGGCAATGGCAGGGGCACTGGCTACTGGCTTAATTTATATTATGGCTCAATACATAAAGTGAGGTAAGACAAAATGAAGGAAAAGTTTGCAAAATTAATTGATGTGAAAAGCCTTATGACACTGGCTCTAACAGGTGGCTTTATTGGGCTTACCTGTACTGGTGAAATTTCAGGCGAGCAGTTCTTGACGATTTTTACCATGATTGTTGGTTTTTATTTTGGAACTCAGTCAGAAAAAAGCAAGCAGAAGTAGAAAGGCGGTGGTCCAATATCTCCCGCCGCGGGGTTAAGCGGGCGTTGCGATATCGCAACTTGTGACGTCACAACTTTTCATGGCTCAGGGATGTCCCTGGGCCTTATTTTTTTTTGATGGAGGAAAACACTATGAGTAAAACAGCAGCAGGATTAATACGGCACTGCAAGGACAAGCTGGGAACCCCTTACGTCTACGGCGCCAAGGGCGAGGTCCTTACCCAGGCCATCCTGGACCGCCTCGCCCGGGAGAACCCAGGCACATACACATCCACCTACAAAGCCAAGGCGGCCAAGTACATAGGCCAGCGCTGCACGGACTGTTCCGGCCTTATCAGCTGGTACACTGGGCGCATCCGCGGCAGCTACAACTACCACGACACGGCCGCGGAGCGAATAGGCGTTGACCATCTGGACGAGTCCATGGTCGGTTGGGCGCTCTGGAAGCCGGGCCACATCGGAGTGTACATAGGTGATGGTTGGTGTATTGAGGCCAAGGGCATCAATTACGGCACCATCAAGTCCAGAGTGGCGGCCACATCCTGGCAGAAGGTCCTCAAGCTCTGCGACATCGACTATACCCCGGTCCCAGTGACATACACCCAGGGCTTTCAGCCGGCCGCAGACGGCCAGCGCTGGTGGTATCAGTTTACAGACGGCAGCTATGCGGCCAATGGTTGGTACTGGCTCCGGGAGGCCACGGACGGCACTTGTGGTTGGTATCTGTTCGATTCCGAGGGCTACATGCTGACCGGCTACCAGGTGGACCCCGCCGGTGAGGCATTTTTACTCTGTCCAGTCAAGGGCAGCGACGAGGGCAAGTGCATGATTACGGATGCCAGGGGAGCGCTCCGGATTGCAGAAGAATACGACATGGTAAATCGACGGTACGTGTTCGAGTGGTGACACTGATGCCAGATAAGGATGGGGATAACAGAGGAGATGGGTCTAGTCCATAGGACCAGACCCATCCATGTACAAAATATTCGGGGGCATAGATGGTGACATCTACGAAAATATTATATCGACTAAATATAGACAAAGTATGAATAGGAAAAATAAAAAGATAACTTAAAAAAAATTTTTAAAATCTGCAACTTTTTTGAAATACAATACGTCTAATATTATGAAATTATAAAAAGGAGGATTTGATAATGAAGAAAAGAAATGTATTTGTAGCTACTTGTGTAACTTTGATGTTGGTTGCGGGATGTTCCGCGCAGAAAGGTGAAGTGTCTTCCGCAGCGCCTACACAGATAGTTAGCACTTCGATAGCGGAAAGTACGCTTGATGTGTCTTCCACTAAAAGCGGTGAAAATAGAATGGCTGAAGAAGAATCCACTCTTACAGGTACTATCAGTGACATTAAGGATTTTATGTTTGTTATCACCGATGGGGATGGAGTGGATTATGTTCTTAGCTTTGAAGGAGAAAAACCAGAAGGATTATCTTCTGTCAAAGAAGGAGATACGGTTTCTGTTGTTTATACAGGAAAACTGGAAGAAACAGAAGCATTCACTGGAACTGTGATTTCTGTGACAAAAAAGTAGCAGGTTTAATTGTTAACTGGAAAAATTTTAAGGCGCCATAATGGCGTCTTTTGTTATTAGTAACGAAAAACACCTCAATGTTAATTGAAAATTGAACTGTTGTTCACAGCCACATGCTTACTGAATTTGTCACAAGTAAAAAATGTATGGAGAAAAATACCGAAAAAAGCGTTTATATATATATAAACGGTGGGGAGGTATAAAGTTATGATTGAAGGAGCTTATGTACAATATCAGTCTGCCAAGGCGGCAGAGGACATGTTTTGTGAAATGAGATTGCTTATAAATGATATTATGATGAATCATATTCATTTCATCAGTGACGAGACAGCCGCTACTGTTTTGGATTTAGCCATCAGGATAGGGGAGGCGGAAGGCGGAGAGTGAGGGAGGCAGATACCAAATGTTCGGGTGCGCATGTTCTGAAAAAGAGGAGAGGCTGACAGTTTTCTGCCGGCCTCGTTTATGAGAAAACATGTGCCGGTTGACAATGGGGTTAAAGAAAAGATAGACACATGATTCCAAACATGGAATATATCAAACAAATGTGAACAGATTATGAACAAGAAAAAATCATGATGCAGGCGGGTTCCGGAATACCGGGCCCGCCTCATTTGGTAGGCAATGACTACCATTTGCCTACCTTGCACAAGTTTTTCTATAACACGCCCTCTGATTTAAAAATATCATATGTTTCCATGCTATTATCCTCTTTTAAATATGTTTCCAATCCAACATAATATGGATTTCTTTTCCTTCATTATTGATTACGCATAGATAGGGGGATTCTTTACCCTGCAGCAGCTCGTTCGGTGTATAAGTCCAACCCCACGGAGCTGTCAATGCAATGCCAGTTTCCGTTTCATCGCAGACCCATCCTTCCGGTACTGTATACTCTACCGCCTCGCTGACTGTTGCTGTTGGGTGAGGATTTCCCGCAGTAAACAAAGGGCGTTTCTCAGTAGCTAAACATCCATAATTTATGTATCCTTTAAAAGTTTTCATATTGATATTCCTCCTATAATATAGTTTCATGTATTTCCCGCCCGGCTCGTACATTCTCCAGGTAATTGGGGTCAATGCTTTTCGGACAGTACTCATAATCGCCGTCCTCAACTCCTATTTTTTCCATTTCATCGTGTATGATTTTAAAATAATCATCATGAGAAAATTTGCGGGAATCAGAAAATACATTGTAATTTTCCGGAAGCAGCTTTTCGTAAGCCAAATCCGAAAATTTATTTAGAAGTTTTTTCATGAGACAAGGATGGATTAATTCCTCTAATTGTCTGATGATCAATTCTTCCGCCCAAGGAGCTGGATTCCGTTTCTCGGTTTCCCAGTCCTCAATAGTCCTGGTCGGTATTTCTAGATAAGCAGATAAATCAGATTGTGTCATACGTGCTTTTATGCGGTATTCTTTAATTCTGTTCATAACGTCCTCCTTATTTAACATGCTCTATGATGTATTTGGCATCTGTCATTTGGCTCAACTGGCTGATAAGGCTTTCCATTCCGGCTGTGTAACTCTGTGCATCCATCTTACCCTTGGACATCATCATTCCAGCCATTTCGTCTGTCTTGAAAACCTTCTGAGCAAGTATATCTCTTGCGTATGCTACCTGTTTCTCAGTTCCGGTCATTTCTTGAGTAAATTTGAAAGCGATAATCTTATGGACATCAGTGCGGTCCACCATGATATTGTATCCGTGCAATTCGCTTCTCTTTTCTTTTGTATTCTCTGCTCTTTTCATCATTTTTCTGTTCCCCCGTCCTTTATCTTATATATAGATTATACCACGCAATGCGTGGAAAGTCAAGAGGAATTGATATAGTTTTTTGGATTTTAGAAATTATAAAAGCGGGTACCGGATTACCGGGCCCGCCTAAGTATTATTTATATGGAGAATCGAATAAATCATAAATACTGCATTTAAATAAGGAAGAAATAGTTTGCAAGTTTATAAACTCTATGCACATGGTTAAAGCCTGTTTGCCGCAGGCATGGCAGCTCTTAAAGGGTTTATCCAGGTTATAGGCAATCCTGGGCAGATAACCCGAGTCCTCCAACAGGG